TCAAGTCAAGCCCTTATTACAACTGGTGCCCGGAGCCGGAATCGAACCGGCACGGAGTTTCCTCCGAGGGATTTTAAGTCCCGAGACAAAACCAGCATTCATGCGGGTTTCAGCCCTATTTCCGGTCCGCAAACACATAAATTTTGACCCTCTCCAGCCCAACGGCATCAATGGGTCCAAAATAATTGCGGACCGGAACCATATAGTTATGAAAGATAACGATTCAAGGGATGACCTCCACCTAGCAGGTGCCCACTAGCCACCCTCCCTCTTTCCGACTACTGTATGCATCCTCAGTAGAACGGACCCTCTTTTGACTGCTCCCCGCCCTAAAGGACGGGGATTCCCAATTCAACGAGAACAGGACATAGGTACTTGACCTATGCTGCTTACATTCTCTCCAAGGGCTAACACTGCCAGTCCGGCAGCTTTGATATTAATGGCGGCATTAACATCGCGGTCATGTTCTGCCTTGCATTCAGGGCAAACCCACGAGCGGATGTTAAGGGGCATTGAATCCATTATGTACCCGCAAGACGAACAACGCTTTGAACTGGGATACCAGCGGTCAATAGCGACCACTTGCCTACCTGCCCATGCGCCCTTGTATTCGAATTGCCGGGTTAGTTCGCCCCAGCCAGCGTCGGCTATTGCCTTGCTTAGCTTGGGATTGCGAATCATGTTTTTTACGGCAAGGTTTTCGACACAGACCACTTGGTTTTCGTTAATCAGTCTGCGTGACAGCTTGTGTAAGCCGTCGAGTCGGCAATCGGAGATTTTAGCGTGAATGCGCGCAACCTTCTGGCGAGCCTTGGCGCGATTGGCAGAACCGAGCTTTTTACGGCTCAGGCGGCGCTGTGCCAGTGCAAGCCTTGCAGCATACCGGCCTGTATGACGGGCATTGGCAATACGCTCACCCTCGGACGTGACAAACAGGTCCTTAAGACCCATGTCGATGCCGACCATTTTCGGCGTAACGGGCAGGGCTTGAGGTTCAAACTCGCACAGGCACGACACGAAGTAGCGGCCCGCTGCATCCCTGGAAATTGTCACAGTGGACGGTGCGGACGGCAGGTCACGACTCCAACGAACATTAAGCGGCATCTTGCTTTTGGCAAGGTACAACTTTCCGTCCTGATACTTAAAGGCCGAGGCCGTGAACTCAGCCGATTGGTGGTTTCGCTTTTTCTTGAAGGCTGGGTATTTAGCGCGACCTTCAAAGAAGTTCTTGAACGCGGCCTGCTGGTGGCGCAAGCACTGCTGCAAGGGTACGCAAGAAACCTCATTCAGAAACGCCAGTTCCGGCTTTTTCTTGATGGCGGTCAGGTGTGCGCTGGCAGCGGTGTAACCAATCTTCTGCTGCTCTTTGTAGAACGCTTTGGTGCGCCAGTTAAGCACCTTGTTGTAGACCAAACGCACGCAACCAAACGTCTTCGCAAGCAGTTCCGCTTGTTCGGTCGTTGGGTAGAAACAGTATTTGTAGGCGCGTTTAGTCATGCCTTACAAATACTCAATTTAATGTGAGATAGCAAATAGCCACTAAGAGGAAGCGAGAACAGGGGCACGCTTTGCGTGCCGCGCTATCCCTCCCCGAACTAGAAGTACGGGGTATCTCGCGCAAAATTGATGAGCACTTCAATTGCCGAATGGGAAAGACTGGCTAACGACCAGCACGCCCTTGTGCGCCTACCTGAACACCATACCTCTTACATGAAAGATGTGGCCGACCGGCTGTTAAGTACCCAGGCAATCACTAAAGATCGCTGGCAAGACATGATGGAGGTCATCGACTCGGCAAAGTTGTGGGCGGCTGAGGCATTGGCTACTTATTCGCCCGACTTCCTCAAAGGCGGCATCTACGAACTCAGGGATACGAACGGCAAGCTGGCCGGGATCGTCGAACAGTCAGCGTTCGAGTTCTACAACCTGAACGAGGATCATGGTGTTGTCCGGAGAGATCCGAACGGCCGCCTGGAATTCCACGAGCGAAACGCTGGGCTATATGGCTCGGTCGATCGGATGAGGCTAACGCGGAAGGATGGGCAGCACTTTGATTTGATTCTCATTGGAAGAATCGTTAATGGCGAGAGAACTTGAAAAGTGAGGACGTGTTCAGCTTTATTTCATACTCGATCGTCTACTGTGACAGCGCTATTACAAGGCACGAGGGAGCCATGAACACAGAAAGACTACTGAAAATGAAATCTTCCTTTGAGGCCGCCAAGGGTATCTGCTGGGAGGATGCGTCAGAAGAAATTCAACAGGAATGGACAACCTGCTGGGATCTAGCTATCGCCTCAGTAACGATTGAGCTACCCCAGAACCCCCTGGAATTTAAACGGGATAGACATGCTCAATTATCAGCAAGCTATCAATGACTGCAGGGACGTCATTATAAGAAGCGGTTTAAAAACCGTACCCTAACAGTCAAAAGGTGTCCCAGTTAACAGATTTTATGTATTGACCTGATCTTTTGCTACAATCCGCAGCGCTATAGCACTCTTGAGCGAGATCACATAAATGACAACGCAGTTCTCAAATCCTCTACCTGGGGTGCCTTCGGTAGAGAGTCCCTTTTTTCAAAAGATCTTTGCCGACCCATCTATTGATGAGTGGACTAAGAACATAGCTCACGAACTGAACGAAAACGGCTTTGCTGTCATCGACTTTCCTGACGAGGAAATAGAGGCGCGTGCAGAGCGTATAAAACGAGATCTGCATGACCAATACGATTGGAAGTTCTGGCACGAGGTAGGTTTCGAAAGAAATGCTTCCCTGCGCTTGATGAATGCCTGGGAGACCAATGAAGACGTACGGAGCATTGCTACTAACCAAAAGGTTATGGATCTGCTTTCCACTCTCTTCGGTCGCAAGGCTTGGCCTTTCCAAACTCTTAACTTCCCGGTAGGCACTCAGCAGCCATTCCACACTGATTCCGTACACTTCAGTTCAACGCCAGAACGCTTTATGTGCGGCGTATGGACTGCGCTGGAAGATATCGATGAGGATGCTGGCCCGCTGGTTTATTACCCTGGCAGTCACAAGTGGCCAATCTATACTAACGAGCATATTGGTATTTGTGCCGTTGACTCCGACACCAAGATTACCCAAGCCGCATATGAACCAATGTGGAACGCTTTGGTTGAGGCGCATGGCGTACAGCCACAGTATTTTAGGGCTAAGAAGGGCCAAAGCCTGATCTGGCTATCCAATCTTCTGCATGGTGGTATCAAACACCAGAATCAGCAGAAGACCCGCTGGTCCCAGGTGACGCATTATTTCTTTGAAGACTGCGCCTACTATATCCCGATGCATTCGGATCCGTTCTACGGAAATATCGTTTTCCGCGAACTGTCCAATATCATCACAGGCGAAGTTGTTAAGAACCAATATGTCGGGCGTGAAATTCCCCAGCAATTCATCCAGGAATCTCGCCTGCGCCGCTTCAACGAAGCGCCCAAGGAAGTTCCTGAAAACTTTGACCCTCAGCTGTATTTGGCAGCGAACCCAGATTTACTAGCTGCGGGTGTAGATCCGGCACAGCATTATATAAATCACGGATGGAAAGAGCGCCGCGCCCTGCGTCCGTAACATAGGGGCCCCAGTTAGAGGGGCCTTCTCTATGCAAAGTTGCCAATTGATTCTGCAGCATCAGAAGCCTCTTGTGAGGCTTTTTCTTCATCAAGCCCTTTCAGCATTCCTTCCAGCTTTTCAGTTTGAAGCGCATTAAGATGTCTCTGCTGTTCTAAGTATTGAAGTTGAAGCAGGATATTGTTGCGCTTGAGCTGATGTATCTCGTCCATATCTATTCCTTAATCCGTTAGCCCATGCGTACGAAGCATCGAGTCCATCGCCATAACACGGCGAGATAGAACCTGGACTGCTGTCATCAGGTTCTGCATTTGAGTCTGTGTGTATGTTGAGGCCGCCGCTGTTGGTTCATATGTTGTGATGGCAGCCTTTGATGCCGTGCCAGTCATTGCGCCCCAGCCGGTGTCTCTACCCCCTACAACCTTGACGTTATTGACCCGGTACTCAGCGGCTACCATTTGACCATTCAAGGTCATCAGGCCGGTATCGGCTAGAACCAGCAGTTGCTTGTCTTTCGCGTGGTTTAAAATACGAAACGAGTTTTGGTCAACGCCGATTGTTTTAGTGTTTCCGGTAGCATCTGCTAGTGTCATCTGACCATACGAGTCGACCAAAAAAGTTGTCACGCCACCACGTACACCCCTAAAAAAGTAGTTCCATACTCCACCGGCATCAGAGATCCGAATACCTTCATCTAGAACGCCTGTGTTTGCCACTGCATGAAAGCCAACTGCAATACCATTCTTGTCAGCTTCAGAGTTCCCAACCAAGCCAATCTGAGTTTGCATCTGCTTGGTAATAGTACTGTTAGCCGGATCTATACGAGATGTCTGCCCTTCGAAGATCGCGTTAAACCCAGTGCCATAATGCGCAACGTTGAAAAGACCAGCACAGACATCTGAGTCTTTACCTCCCTGCCTTATGACCATTTGCATACCGTCTATTTCGCCGACAGCCGCAGTACCATCGCTAAATCCCTTCTTTTGGAGGGTCATCATGAGGGCGTAGTCGGCATTGCCGGGGCCATTCGCACCACTCCCCCTTGCATAACCTTCAATGCCGACTACACCGCGAGAGGAACCAACATGACTTGCCTCGATCTGTCCGCGCATTAAGCGCTTGACCTGCATCAGATCGCTTATGCCATCCTCCCCGTAGGGATTTAGTAAAGGGACCTTCTGACCTGTGTAGTCCAGAAGCGCGTCATACGTGTCGGGTAGAGCAGCATTTTGATACCCGTCAGGCATCACAACTAAAGTAGGCGTATCTAGTAAAGCTGCAAGACCAGATGACGTGTAGTCCTTGGCGCTTGGAGAGTCATCGAGACGGGCACCTACGGTGCGAGATCGGTAGCCCGTTATATACGCACCTTTGTTGCCTGAAGTGCTTGCGATGTCCTGCCTAAGAATATCATCACCAAGCAAAACGAAATTTTCTGACTCGTCCGCCCACACGCCAGTAGTGGTGTATGGGAGCGCAACCCCGCCCTTTAGGTGATAATAAAAGCCGTTATAACTGAATGTCTTATTCAGTGCATCAAGCACTATCCCAGCCTTATAAATGCCGAGATCTTGATATCCACTGGATTCGAGAAACGCTTGAAATCTGTCTTCTTGGCTCTGCTGGGAAAGTGTAAAAGCAGTATTTCGTTGATTCTCACCACTGTAAAAAGCAGCATTTCTTTGCTTCTCGCCATCCTCAAAAGCTTCTTGCCTCCCATCTTGAGCATTGTTGAAATCTTCTTCCATGCCAGTAAAGGAATGACGCAACTTGCCAAGACGGTCTGTATAAAACGGGTCTACTCCGTTTGCGAGTTTGTCGAAGTTAGCAGCGTTATCGTAAAGGTCTCGGGGGTCTGTGGACCCAACAGGGTTGCGAGTATTAAAAGCCATGCAATTTTCTCCAGACGAGCGAAGGCCCACAGCGTCCGTGGGGCCGTGTCTTAAACGGGGTTTAGGTTAGGTCAGGCCTGAGGAGGCCACTCTCTGTTTTGCGATTGATCGAACTCGGGCATGTAGGTCTGATACCGGCTTTCCGGCCATTCCTGATTCATGGCTTTGTCGAATACGTTAGCGAGCAGGATGTACTGCGGTGCGTAGATAACCCATCCCGGCTGCAGGATCGGCCGCTTTCTCAATTCAAGGGTTGCGGTGAACTGCCACCATCCTTTTGTTATTTGGACGGGACCGTCATACATCCCTCTGATCCGTGCGGTATAGGGCGCAAACCCCAGCGGAGTGGATAGCTCGCACTCAAACCACTTGGTACCGGATACCAGGACCTCTTCAAACCAGGCCTCGAAGTATCTGGCCTGCGATTCGGTCATCAGCCACTTGACCGACGCCTGGGTTGGAACCGAAGTGAATGCCCGTCTTTCGATCGTGCGTCCGCTTTGGAAAGAGGTCTCAACCTTTGGACTTGCGGTCTGTAGCTCATACCCATCCTGTAACGGCCTGGGCAACTCCTTTGGGTATGTGATCATGCGTCCTCCGGCGCGACGTTGTTGTCATCGGCATAGACGCGTTCGTCATAACCGACCGCCTCTACATCAGCGGTGTATTCGCCTGGTTCAATTGAAGTAATCAGAACGGGGTAGCCGGAACGCTTCATGGTGCCGAACAGCAGATGAGGCGGATCAATCTCCCAGCTGGTATCGGGAACGAAGTCCAGATCACCAATGGTCATCCGGTAATCGTCCAGCTTGGATGCAGGCCATGGGCCGCTGGTGGATCCATTCGGGCGACGCAGCAGAACCACATGCTGCTGATCTTCCTGCCACTGAAGCGGTTCAGAACTCACCAGCACACTCATGCCGTCAATTGCCATGAAGTCTTCCAGGATCGCGCTCTGGGCATAACCAGGAACGTCATCCGCCACCACGTCATAGCTCAGATACCCGCTATTGAGCGCAGCCAGTTCCGTGGAGAAGTTATAGCTCTTGGTGCGGTAGGCATATTCCCTGCGCCGCCGCATCCCTATCCGCCATGCTCGGTCTCGGTTGGTCACGCCGTTAAGAGTGATCTCCTTGACCGTATTCCCCTCATCCCCAGGCAGACGGCACTTAACAGTCTCGTCTGCGTAGGTCTTCTCGTCGGTGTACTTGATGTCCACCCCGTCGTAATCATCAGGAGATGGAAGCGTAAAGCTGCGCTTGAGCGCCTCGGTCATGTTCTGGGGTGAGTACATCTGCCCATACACACTTCTAGGCTCATCCCGCACCGGCTTGAGCTTGCCGCGTTCAAGGGTGAATTCAGCAAAGCCTGCTGTCAGCGCATCACTGATGCATTCCTTGACCGTGCTGCTGTCCTCAACGGCATAGTCGAAGTAATCACGACGATCGCTCCAAACCTTTCCAAGCCGCTCCAGTTCATCCAGGTCGAAGTCATCATCGACATAGCCTATGGATTTGGCGACATACCCAACCCAAGGGACGATATCCCGAGTAGCGACTGGCTTTGTCCAGCTCCCTCCTATGAGCCTAGGCAGTTTACGAGTAGCGACTACCGAAACCTGACTTTCAGACTGAGCCGATAGCTGATCGCCGCCACGGATGTAAACAGTCATCACCGTAACGCCTTGGTAAGCTTTAGGAGCTTTATTCAGGCGGGCCTTTAAGGCATACCACTGCACGCGGTCATACTTGTCGGTAGAGGTCGATTCCTGACCTATACGCCTCATTCTGACCTCTGCCCGGATGGATGAAGGCAGATTGACGCGCTCGGTATAACCAAGCTGATCAGAGGTGTTATTGGTATATCTGAAGCGTACCGATTGCCATGCCCCAAGAGTTGCCATGTCTCTGTATTGCAATTCAATGGTGCATGAAAACGGGTTCTTGGTGCCCTTCTTGGTATTGAAGTTAACCAAGCCCTGCGGGAAGAAGACGTCGATCTCCAGGGTATTGGTGACTTCATCCTCTGGACACGCCGCGAAAGGGCCCGCCCAGTCACCCTCAATCGTGGAAGCATCCAGCGTTATGACGGGTGTCGCGCTGTTGAAGGTATCAAACCCAGGCCACTCGTCATCCGCCGTACCTGTAGCCGTCAGGCGCTCCACCGTAATAGTGGATGGGCCATGATTTTCAGTCTTTGGATCGTCATCACTGACTGCATCATCAGAAACTGACGTTATACGATAACGTAATCCCTGATGACCGATGCAGCTGTATAGGTTGCCGGTCTGTAGGCCGTTGGCCGGTGCGCCGCTCGCATAGTTGAGCGTCATCGTGGCCGGTGTGTCGTCCTCCCCTAACCCGCCTTCCTCAAATGGCTGATAACTGGCTACCACGTAGGAGCCTGCATTATCTCCGGTGATTTCGATGGGCATGCCCACATAGGGGTTGATCATGGCGACATGAGGTCCGCTGATGATCGTTGCCCCACCGTTGCCTGGGCTTGTATAGGTGTAGGGGTACATCACCTCTACTCGGGCAATCAGGCCGGGCTGCCAGCCGATAGGAAACCAGCCCGCGCCGGTAGGAACGCTTATCTGATAACCAGAGAACAGGAAGGTATCTGCCGTGGGCTGCTCATCAATGGCAAACGTTGACTTGAGCGTAAGGCCCGCGCCGCCGGTGCTTGTGGATCCAACCTCAGTGGATGGATGCCACCAGTCCGCTGCCGTCTCGCCGGAAAGGTCTTGGCCTGGGCCAAAGATCTTGTAGGAAGCGGTATTACCCAGGGATGCAAGGGATGTCTCACCGACCTTTACCGCGCCGGGGTCAATCTGGAACTCACCTACTCCCACGCATAGCAGCAGTTCAGCCCACTGAATCCTGGTGTTCTCGAAGTAGTGACGGGGAGGAAGTAGGTAGTCAGGGTAGATCCTGTTCTTGCCTGCCGCCTCACGGATGATATCGCCGATCTTGACTTGGTTGCCCTTGCTTCGGGCCAAGTTGAGTGTTTTACCCTGCTGATCGAATGACCCTGGCGTCTTGACGTTCGGCCGGAGGAAGATAACCGCCGCCACCACCGCTGCAGCTGCAGCTGCCGCAACAATAGCAACAGTTGCAGCCTCAAGGCCCTTTGGCTCAGGGTAGATCCGAACGTCGTCCTCTGGGCTAAACAGTTTCGAATCCCACTGTTCGGGATCAATCAGTAATCCGTTTATTTCGATGCTGATAGGCGGAGATGTACGGCGTTCATAGCTCTTGACGTTGATCGAAAGCCACTTATCAAGCGTCATCACCGACTCGGTGTAATGCTTTTCTAGAGGTTCGCCCTCAAGCTTGCTCGGGTAAATGCTAATCAAAGTGAAAGCTCGCTTTAGGATATCGTTCAAGAAACTTGTTAAGTGGCTTCACGGAAACACCTGTCTGAAGCATTTCCATACCGTGAAGGCGTCCATCCACGTCAACGACCAACCCTACGTGAACACAGATCGCTCCACGCCAAAGGCAGACGATTGCACCTACCCTTGGCTCACAAGGAACCATTGCGCCGGTGCATTCATGAGCAGCTTTGGTGAACTCACGAGCCATGGTGTGCCGTACATGCCCCCAGCTAGGTAGAAGCGGGAGGCCATAGACCTCATGCCTCACTGCGCGGACAAGCCCCCAACAGTCCAGCCGCTGGATACCGTCCACAACCTCGCCTCTCCCGCCGTCCAGGTAGACGGCAGAGAAATAGTCATTCAAGGTCATATCAGACGTACCGTAGGCCAGGAGCGAAGTCCAAGGTGTACTTTCGGCGGGGCCATGCAAGGTTCAACAGGTCGTAATAGCCAGAGGACAGCTGAGAGGTGACGCCCTGTATATACCCGCCCTTCACCTTCATCCGGTAAGGCTTCTCAGCCGGGCCGGACAGATCGCTGGACAGATACACCCTGAACACCAAACTAATAACCTGTCTGGTATCCAAGGCCTCATCGATCAGCTGTTGAGACTCGCCGGTGACGTTATCAATGGCGAAGTTCAGCGTCTGATTCCCGCTGTTGTCCCGCTTGGGCAGGGCCACATCCATACCGCAGGCTTGGTATGTCACAACCTCCCCTGTTTCGGTTGCAGCCATCACATCCTCATAGGCCTTACACAGATAGACAGGCTTCTCCCAGGCAGGACAGGACAGCTCTAGAGTGGCGATCTTTACATCGGATCCGCCTGATGCGTAAAACTGCTCCAGAACCGTCATCGTCCTACCCTTCTAAGTCCATAGGTCTGCTCGAATGCCTTGGCAGCCTGACCGCCTTGGTGAATGTTCGATACGAACACGTCCATGGTCATGCCACCGCCTGAATTGTTGATCTGCTGAACCTGTCCAGCTTTGTTGGCGTCCTCGTGAAGGTTCACTACCACGCCGCCACCGCCTGACTTGCCCGGAGCGGTACCAGCTAGCCCGGCATTGCCATTCGGCGCGTAGCCTTTACGCAGTGACTCAACCGTCGCCACACCGCCCGCCCGGGCAATGTCAGCCTGTGACCAGACCACCTCGCCTTTGTGGACGATACCGGCTGGGTCGTACTTACCACCCGGACCGGTATAACCGCCCTCGGAGAACCCACCAGTGGCCGCTCCCGCAATAGCCGAGGAAGCTGCTGCAATCGCTGCTGCTGCAAACGGTGCCGTGGCTGCCGCTGCCGTGGCCGCTGCCGCTGGAGCCAATGCAGGACCGACGATAGGGATAGCCGCGGTAGAAGCGAAGGCGTTCAATGCGGCCAAGTTAACCTCAGCTGTAGACTGGCCTGTCACAGCAGCGGCATAGCCTGCCCCTGCCGTAGCGCCCAGCGCAGCCTTGGCGGTCTGCACGGTTGTGAGCCCTGCCACCTCCAGCGCGGCGTTGATAGCGTATCGTGCGCCCATCTCAATCAATGAGCTAACCACCTGGGTAAGGATCGTCTCCCCCAGGTTTGCCATCGCATCACCAAGGTCTTTGGTGTGGGTGATTGCATCGGTCAGGCTGTCAGCGATGCCTGTCGTCAGATTCTCAAGCGTTCCGCCTACGAAGTTCTGAGCCTGGTCCGCTATGTTTTTGGCTTGCTCGCTGTACTCGCTTATTGCACGTTGCGCGCCTACCGCCGCATTGCCGTTCAGTTCATCCAGCGCGGAGTAATACTCCTGCTGCATTGCCAGACGCTCGTCCAGGTTCTGCTTGAGCGCTTCGGTCTCCGCCCGGTAGGTGTCCTCAGTTATAGAGCCATTGGTGCGATCCCGCGCCGCCCGTTCAAGCTGACGTTGATAGTCCTGCCTGATCTTCTGCTCTGCCTGAAGCCTTTGCCGTGCTTCTGGGCCTAGCGTTGAGCCAGCCAGTTGGTCGGCGTACCCCTCGCGCTCCTGAGCCCTGCTGGCCTCAAGAGACTGCTGGAAGGCTTGCAGCTTGGTCAGCTGTTCGCGCTTCTTGATCTCATCTTCAAGCGCTACGTTTTGCTCAAGCTGAGCCCTGATCTGCAGCTCATTCTCCTGGAGGCTTTTCTGCTGGGCGGTTAGCGTACCCTTGGTCTTGAGGTCAGCTATTTGCTGCTCGAACTGAGCCAGAGCACGCTGAGAGGTGGTTAGCTTCTCGTTGGTGGTGAGCTGGTTTCGTAGAGTGGCTTCCTGCTCCTTGAGCGACAGAAGCATGCGAGTGGCTGCGTCATCCTGATAGGCCGCTGGCTTTCTGGCCCTAGGCCCTTTCGGATCGGCGTATTTCTCGTTCAGGTCGGCAATCACCCGATCGACGTTGCTTTGCTTCAAGCGCTCGTCGTTCGGGTTGACCTTCCTGATGTCCTCAAGAAGCTTCTTGTAGTCAGTGATGGCCTTGTTGCGCTGCTCAACCTTGCTCAATGAGGATTGAGTGATCGTGTCGATCTTCTGCTGGGCAGCAATAGCCTTTTCGTTCTGTTCAGCAGACAGCTTCTGAGCCGCTGCAATACCTTGCTGCGTGGCCTTCTGCTGCTCCAGGAACTGAAGGCGCAGCTTAAGGCCAGCCTGAGCTTCTGGCGTGATGAAATCGCCCTGGCCCAGAGCCTGATCAACGAAGCTTCTGGACTTCTGGTTGGCGGCTTTCTCAAGATCCGCCCGGACAGAAGCAATCTGCTCGTCAATCGTCTGTTCACGACCGACGTTAAGCATGGCATCCCATGCCGCCTTGGCCGCGCCCTTAACGCTATTCCAGGCACCCTCAATAGCGCCTAGATTCTGCTTGACCGCATCCGCCCGCGCTTTCAGTGCGTTGGCGTATGTTTCCTCGGCAAGGTTCGCCGCACCTACTGTGTCGCCCTGCTGCTGAAGGGCTCTAATCTGCTCATAAACCGCAGCAGTCAGGTAATGGTACTGCTCGTTAAGCTCAGCAGAGGCCTTGGCAGGATCTTCTGCCAGCTTCTGGAACTGAGCAACCGTATCCTCTACCGCTTGACCGGTAGCGCTCTCAAACGCCACCGCAGCGATAGCGATGTTCTTGAACTGGTCGCTGGCAATCCTGCCGGTGGCAACAATCTGCGTCAGTGCATCCGCAGCCGCTCCGGTAGTTCCGGTAACCGAGCTAACCTGCTTGGCAAGGTTCGCCATGCTGTCGGCGGTCTGGCCCGACTGATTGCCGGTAACAATCAGAGCACGCTGGAAGGCTGAACCCTCATCACTGCCCTGTTTATAGGCAAGTGCAAGCGCTGCTGCAGCTGCCGCGGCTACCGTGAACGGGTTTACCAGACCAGCGACGTATCCACCCAAAGCACGCGCAGCAGGACCAATCCCGCCGAACATGTCCTTAAGCTGTCCGCCCTGCTGGAGTAGTACCTGTAAAGGCTGCTGGCCTCCCTGTAGCGATACAACGATGTCCGTGAACTGAGCGGGGACGCCTCTCAGTGCGTTTGCCGTCTGCTTGGCAGTATTGCCAGTTCGATTCAGTGCATCAGCTTGTCGGGATATTGCCTCGCGGCTTTGATCCAACACCGACTTGTATTGCCGGTAGGTGTCGATGTCGATCTTGTTCGACGATCGGAACTGAGCAAGCTTGCGCTCCTGCTGGTCCAGCTTATCCAGTGCTCTGGTAGCGGGGTCAATGGAGGCAAGAAGCCGTCCTAACTCGTCCTTCTGATCCTTGAAGGTTTTGGTTGTCTGCTCAGCAGAATCCTTAACTTTCTTGGAAGACGCCTCAGCCTTTTCGCCTGCACTTGCCAGCCGCTTTAGGCTTTCCGTGCCCTTATCTACTTCGCTTGAGTCAACCCTTAGGCCAAGGGAAGCAATATCATTTGCCATGGCTATTTCTCTTGGTGAATGGCTTCAAGCGCGGCGCTCTCCATCACGCGTACTGCGTCGAAGACTTCGCCATGGTCTGCTTCAGGAATGGATAGATACCGCATGACAACCGGGATCTCGCTGTACACAAGGCCGGTAGGTCCTCCGGGGCCACAACGCCATTGCGTCATCATGGCCTCGAAGACTTGGAAGGCCTGCATATTCTCAGGCCATAACGGGTAATCGATGCTGCCCAGGAGGTCAGGTGTAAGCCCGAACGCCGCTAGATCAGAAGCCTTTGGCTGCTTCCGGTACAGCGCCCGAGCAGCGCCGATCAGTTTAAACGTGATGCCTGAGTCAGCTCATTGATGTAGGTCTTGTATACCAACAACCCGGAGCCGCCATAGTTTTCTGTAAGGCGCTTGATGTTCTCAGGAGTAAACTCATCCTCAAGATCCCAGCCGACTACCATTTCTATGATTAGATCATCTAGAAGACTTTCCTTGGTGGCCTCGATGAATTGCTGCAGCTCAGCCTTTGGGCGATGCTTAAACTTCATCTTGACGTTAGCCGAGCCCCCGCCGTGCAAGGGTATTGGAACAATTGCATCAAAGGTCGGGTTGGGATCTAGTTTGAAAAGTACCTTACTCATTCATCACCTCAGCGAGCGTACCGGACAACTTCACCGGCCAGGGCAAAGGATGCAGTTACAGTGCGGCCAGTGTTGATATCACCGACAGGGTTGTTGTTGAAGCCGACGTAAACCGGATAGATGTTGGTGGAGCCGTCGCTGTTGTTGAAGCGAACCACACGAATCAAACCGTCTTGGTCAGCCTGTTCGAGGTACTGGTAGAACGGCAGGGTTGGGTCATCCAGAATGGTCAGCGTGAAGCTCATGGCCGACTTGAAGGTTGGGATCTGCTTCTGAACCTTGGATTCAAGGAACTGGTACTGGTAGTAGTTCTGATCGCCACCAGTAAAGGCCAGAGCTGTAATCTGGCTGATACGCACCCACTCAGAGACCTGACGGGCAGTACCAACACCAGCACCGGATGGATAGCGCATGGTATCTACAGTATTCAGGCCTGGAAGGGTAAAGCCGGTCGCGCTCGCATCGTCTACACGGAAGGCGCGGTCATTAGCGTATTCCCAGCCAGTTCCGAGCAGAACAACGTCACCGTCAGCGAAGTCATTGGCAGCTGTCGCAACAGCCGGGTTTGCGTTGGTCAGGGCTGTGACAGTCGCTTCATCGGCAAAGGCTGCCGAGAAATCCACTGTCAGGCCATTGATCAGTGTAACGCTCATGTAATAGTCCTCTCTGCCGTTGGCAGTTTTCAGTCAATAAAAAACCCGCACTTGGCGGGTCTTGGTGATGCCCAACGGGCGATTAGTTGGTGTCGGCGCGGTACGTGAAGGAAGTAGGTACGGTAAATGTACTGTCGCCCGGGATTGCTCTTGCCATGGCTACAGGGGTAATGACCTGGACAGTAAAGCCGTCTTTGCTCAAGCGATCATTAAGCGGATACAGGGCCGCTAACTCATCTGCCAAGGCTTCCCCTGCCCCAGCACCCTTCCCTGCGGGCGTCACAACGCTGACCTGGAAGATGCCGGTGTATTCCCGATGATCCCCGGCGAGCGTCAGGCTGTCGGTCAATGCGGGAAGCGTGGCAGTCGTTAAGTAGGTCTCAGCGTCACCCGGATCGAAGCTCACGTTCTGGTACGCCACTCGGAGATTCTTAGTCTTGGCCCATGCAGCTAGGCGTGCTTCCAGCAGTGATCGAATAATGCGATGCGACATGCGTTATTCCTATAAAATAGTAATGTGCAGCTAGGGTAGCTCCCGAAAAGCCGCTTCATCCCCGGCCTGCTGCATCACATCGGGGTGTCTACTCTGTGATGGAGAGTAATCATGCAAGAAGTCTGGAAACCAATTACCAGTCTTGAGTCCTCCTATGAGGTTTCAAACCTTGGCCGCGTCAGATCGCTTGATCGATTCGTTAATAACCGCTGGGGTACAGACAAGAAACGTTTTATCCCCGGAAAGCTGAAAGCCTTTTCCAGAAACAATCAAGGCTATTGCTCTGTTCACCTTTATTCCGGACAGATAATGCACAAGTTTTACGTGCATCGTCTGGTTGCAATGGCCTTCATTTCTAATCCCTTGAGCCTTCCCCAAGTCAATCATCTAGACGGCAATAAGGAGAACAATGCCGCCTCTAACCTTGCTTGGTGTACAGCCGTCGAGAATTGCAGGCACGCGGTAACCGCGAAACTTTATGAATCCGTTCGCGGCGAGGCAGTCAACAGCGCTGTCTTAACTGAAGCTCAAGTTATCGAGATTCGAAGAATGGCTAGCGAGGGAAGCTACCATAAGGACATTGCTGCGATATTTGGTGTTGGCCGTAAAGCAATCACTAAAATAGTAAATAGACAACGATGGGCGCATGTTAGCTAAACCTTGTTTCTAGTTGCTGCATCCCTAACGATCGCCTGGAAACGGGCGACCGTTATTCGAACGATCCCCCCAGGCGCTCGCTGGCTGTGTCCATACTCCAAAGGGATCGCGTATGGCAGGTTGTTCACGATGTAAACCGTCTGCCCTGGCTGTAGGTCATTGAAGGCCGCAATCAGAGAGGCAATGGTTTCATCCCCCCCTTTGTCATAATCGTCAAATGTGGCTGACTCAACGCGATCCAGAGAGGCGTGCCAGTTGGCCTTAAACCTTCCGGTATCTACGGGAGAAAGGTTGATAAGGGTTTCACCCACTTGGATAACGACATCTTTGAATGTCTGCCCTATCGCCTCTAGCGCCTTCTTCTGGAATTCTTCAATCTGCAGAGAGAAGCTGCCATTCAAGCCGCCGTAGCGAGTAGTCATGTGTGATCCGCGAGGCATACTTAGCTCCTTGCCTGAACTTCAAAACCAACTGTCAGGCCTGCGAAATTCCATGTGGAGACATTAACTACGCCGTAAGTGTCGCCATTGAAGACTATCTGATCGCCGTCTGAGATTCGGGGCATATCAGACCCATCCAGCTGGACCGGCGAGATAATGAATTTCACGTCCTCCGTGAGGATATTCGTGTTATCGATGTCCTCTTCGGCGTAGTTGTCACGTAGAGCTGAGCCTTGATACTCAACGGTACCGCCTTCATAGGTACTGGTATCAGGGTTGTATTCAGCCTCAGTCGTCTTGATCAGAGTCATCTCCAGCCCCTTGCCGCCTTTCGAGCGCGGGGCCAGCATGCGGATAGCCAAGGCTTTGCCGCGATCATAGATATCCGCCATGAGGTTTACTCTTTAGGTGCGCGCTTTACGCGGTAGGAGACAGTGCAACGGCAGTGGGCTAACTCATCCCAACCAGCACCCATTGAATCATCGCCAGGGAACATCATTTGAGCCCCTTTAGGCGACTGGAATGGCTGATTGAATGGCACTCGCTGACCATTCAGCAGTGCGTGGGTATGGCGAACCTTGTCGTCACCCTTGCTCCGCCAAATCTTTTCGACTGACTCAGGCGGCACATCCTGCTGAAGTAGCTGGGCATACAGCCTGTTCCAGCCCGCGTTATAAGCCTTGTGAGCCTCAGACTGAGCAATCATCTGAGCCCTTGCTTCAAGCTTACGATCTGCATACCGACCGATGATGCGCTTGGTGTCAGCCTTGCTGACTGGCTTGCCGGTCTCGATTGACTCATGAATGATGCCATCTAGCCGCTTATCTCTGTCGGCGCGAGTCAGGTACTGCCTGAGCTGAACGAGATCGCCACTCATGAGCTGTTCTGTGGCTCGAGCAATGGCCTGAGCATCATTGCCTGCAAGCCCTATCACCCCGCCTGACCGGTTACCGGTCTGGGCATTCACTCTGCCAATGATGTCGAGCGCTATTTCTCTGGCCGTCTGTCCACGATTCAGGCCAGCGCGCATCGTCACGCTAATGGCTTCACGCTGGTTACTGGATATCTCTTCCAGCAGATCCGCTGCACCCTTCTGGATGTCGGCCTGGGCCTCGGGCTGGTTGACGTCGAACTCTATAGGCTTTGCACCTGGGCGCGGCGGTTTCACCTTCTCCGATGTAGCCCCAGCTATGTAGGCGGCGCGACTAGCCTCCATCAATGCAGCGAAGACACCTAGATAAAGCAACTCGCTGACGCCGCGCTCATCCTGCTGCTCTATAAGCCTTTCGATCTCTGCAATAGTGGCTGCATCAACGACCGAGCGTATTTGATCCAGGTAGGCGCGCTGAAGTCTTGGTTCAAGTCCTTCAATATTGCGCAGGATCTCGGCTTCGGTCATACCACCATCACTCCAGGTAGATCGTAGCGAGCCACCAGAACAGGCGCGATGATCTCGTCTATTACGGTGATCACAGGACGCACCGAGTCAGCAGAACCGCCGTCGGCCGACACCGCGTACTCCGTATCAATAGGCCCAACCTTCTCGCGCTTAATCGCAGCAGCTGCGACAAAGTCAGGGCTCAGGCTGCCTGGGGATGACAGCTCGCGAATAGCGGCTTCATACGTGGCGTACTCGACCTCAACCGGAACCTCGTCATCAGGGATGGGGTTGCCGTCGTAGTCAGTAGCGCCTGTGCGAGGCCATTCCCGCTCCTGCCCCCTTGCTGCCGTCTTGCTGCCGGGGAACATAGATTCCCAGCGGCCAGATGAAAGCTGCTTACGATAACGTCCGTCGATATAGACGGAGGCCCGGAGCAACGCAGCCGATTTAGCTGCGTTATCACCCGTCCAGGCTGAATTACCCATGTCGGTATGGTAGGCATCTGCCCCCTCTACCGTTCCGTAAAACTGAACCATGGTTTCAGCCCTTTCGTTATGGAAGTAACGCCAGTAGGCGCTTGAAGTAAGGCTTTACGATTTCTTTCAAGGCGTCGTAGCCAGCATCATTCGGATGGACGTTGTCGCCGGTAAAGCCTGTCTTGATCTGGTCCTGGCCTGCCGCGTCTCGATCGCCTGTGATAGCAGCGGCATACCCTTTGAATACCACCCCGTTCACGACACCCGGTAAGAATTTGGCGTTGTAGTCACGGCGGACCTGGTCGTTAGCCCCGACATTGCGGTAGCTGGTGTTAACCGGAGTAGCCTCAGGGAAGAAGATGATTGGTCGCATGTTGCGCTGCTGTAGCGCTGCATAGACCCTCCCAAGTGCTGCCTTATATCGGCGTTGAGCCGCTACAGTCATTCCTGTATTGGCTGCCACATCGTTACCCGACCAAGGTGCATAGCTCAGCACCGTAGGTCTAACCATGTCGATGTGGTCTTCAATCATCCGGCTATACAGGTCAGGCGCCTGTGCGTGTAGCGCTGCATTGAAGTATTCAATTGGCCGCTCAGGAGTGCTCAATTCATAACAGGTACGCTGGATGGCTCCATAGTCCCTGACGTTGCCGCCTAGCCCCTCTTGGATACTGTCGCCCATGATCATCACTTGATGACCGCGCTTGGTCGTCATGTACTGAATTGCTGGTACGACGGCCTTGGCATCTCCGCCAGAGGTAACAATGTTGTTCTGGGTGAACGTCGCCTTATTCGTTACACCCTGAACCTCCTGGTTGGTGCTGCGGTAAATCCGGGGAGCCGAAGCGCCTCGCCAGTAGTACAGGTCATTGTATGGAGTAGTCAGCGTAGAGCCTGCTGGATACTCGATACGAACCATGATCAATGGCCGACCTGATGCCGAGTCCGTCCGAGCGATGCTGGGAAGGTAGATCATGTCTGACCAGGGCAAGCTATAACGCTCTTCCGCTATCCGCATCGGCAGGTCAACTGTCGCCGCGCCGTTGTTCCAAGTGACGTCTACCCATTCGCTGGCTTCAGGAGTAGTGAAGACCTGGTAGTCGGCGGCAGGAACTGCTGCAACCACTCCTACACATGCTTTGACGCCGGTTACCGCGGCTGTATGAATGTTCGGGATGCCGATTCGAAACCCGAGGAAGTCGGTTTCGACTTCAATGATCATGTGAAAGGTGATCGCATTGGCTGCTGGCTGAGTCTTCATCCGACCAAACAGGTGCTTGGTGAAGATGCTCGTGCCAGTGGTCATCAGCCCACTAAACCGGTCTCTATCTTCCAGATGATCGTATACCGGCCCCAGAGATACTGGGAGGTGGCGTGGGTAGGTCATTTCCAGCTCCATTGTATTCAGGCGACCATGCCAAAATCCTGATGCGCCATGGATGTATAGGAATAAGTGGGCGGCGAACCGCCCGAAGGGATTACTGGCCTTGCTTGGCCTTAGCTTCTTCCAGCTTCTCGCGCAGGGTTTCAACCTTGCTGCGAGTAGTGGCGTCGATGCCGTAGGTCTTCAGTTCAGCAATCAGAGCCTCTTTTTCAGAGTCTTCATCGGGAACCTGAGCAGCAGCCTCACCGACCGAAAGGATCTTCTCGTCCAAGTAATACTTGATGCTCTGACGGTCCTTGAACTTATCCCAATCCGCCACTTCCGCTGTCTGGCCGGGCAGGATGCGAATACCTGCCAGACCAATAGGGGTAGCGCGGTGAGTGTTGGTCACTTTAGCCATGATTCAGATCCCGTCCGTATAGGAGAAGAGCAGCGGCTGGCGAATATCCACGCCACCCAAACGGAAGATACCCGGTACTTCCCAGCGGATCGGGCCGGCCTGGAATGCTGGAAGGAAGCGGTGAACCATGGGGATATGGATCTTCACAACAGAAGGATCGCGGCGATAGGCAACCATCCGAGCGGTACCGCCTGCGCCTGCTGTATCCAGGCCACGAATAGCGCGGATCTTCAAAGGTTGGCCAGTTGCAGCGGTGTAGGCGTTATTGCGCGTGATCCAGCTGAACAGCGTCTCAGTCGCCAGATCGCTAACCATGCGAGTAGTCAGCAGCAGCCAGCGGCCATAGGGAAGCAGCAATGTGTCAGCCATAGCCGTATTCAGTGTCGCGTTGTACTGACCGATCAGCTCAGAGTTAATATCAGCCAGGATCTGAGCAGGTGTCGCGGTTTCCCAGTTACCAGTAACAGCAGTACCAGCGGTTACAGACGGAGCATTGATCAGGCCGTAGAAGCCTTTTGAGGTATCACCATAGATAGCGACACGATCAACCATCTCTTCGTAGGCGCGACGAGCAGCCAGAGCGTCCTGCGCCGGCAGATTCAGGCCCAGCATCTGCGCTTGGCTGATCTCTTCCAGGCCGTAACCATAACCGATACCCGCGGTATAAACCGCAGTTTCGTTACGGGCCATCTCAGTGCCAGCCATTGGGATGTCATCGGAATTGCCATTGATCCAGTCTGCTTTGCCGTATTTGTCGGCAGAGTAATAGGTAACCGTCTTGGCCCAAGGGTTAGCTGAGGTATCAACCGGCACCAACTGCGGATACTGGATATCAGGGTAAACGGTCTCGTTCACCTGACGCTCGATGTAGCTGGTTTGGGACGTGACAAAGCCAAGTGCGGCCTGGGCGTCCAGAAGTTTAAAAGCCATGTTTACTCCTATTAGCCCAGACGGACTTGAACGATTTGGTTAGCAGCGGCGCTTGTGTCGTAACGAGCATCCGGAATAGTTACACCGCCGATCACAACAGCATCGCCAGCAGCTACAGCGGCCGGAGCGGTAATCCAGATAGCACCCTTGGTCATGATCCGGGCCGATTCGTACTGGCTGAACTGGCTGTCAACAGCAACGGAGCGGTCCAGAACGGTAAAGCCAACAAAGTCAGCAGCTGTACCGGCTGTGGCAGTTACACCCTTGTCAGCAGCGCCTTGATAAACAGGTAGGCCGAATGCGATACCGGCAGCATCCTCAACTGTGCGAGAGATGAGCGTCTTCGGAATCATGTCTACGATGGCACCCGGCACGCCAGCGCGGATATTTTCGGAGTAGCTAGTTTGGATAGGCATGGTCGAGCCTCCTTATTTCCAGGCAGTAGTCAGGCGAGTCTCGTAAGCGCTCTGCCCGTTGTCGTTGATGTTTGTCTTGCTGTCCTGCGCCTGGAAGTGGCTGCGGACGGGATCTTGCTTGGCAGCGTCTTCAACCAACAGATCGAAGCGGGCCTGAACGTAGATTTCTGGCTGACCAGCAATGGCAGCATCGCCAAACTTGGCAACAACTACAGCCTTGCGGATCTCGGCATCGGATTTGCCGGAATAATCAGCGTCAGCAATAGTCTTGGCCGTGGCGATCAGGTCAGCACGCTCTTTCACACGAGCATCGATCTGGGCATCGCTCAGCACCTTAGCTTTGGCATCATCCAGAGCGGCTTGAAGTTTGCTCAGCTGGTCGTCTTTGGCAGCCAGAGCCACGGCATGAGAATCAGCCAGCTTCTGGGTATTGGTCGCGGCATCGCTGAGCTGCTTGGTCAGCTTCTCGATTGCCTGAGCGCCCTGGTCAGTGGTTTGAACGGACAGGCCATCTACAATGACCGTGCGCAGTTGATCAGCCATGTCATGGCCTCCTTTTGGGGTTTGGGTTTTGTTATCGCCGATACGCAGCTGCACGCCTCCACGGGCGCGGTCAACTAACGCAAGGTGATTCATCTTCATGGGGCCTAAATAGGCGTCGTATTTCTGGCCGTCCGGGGTCTCGCCATCCTGGAAGATGACTTCAGCGCCGTAGCCCATCGACAGTTCGCACTTGCCCGCCTCGTAGTCCCGGATAGCCTTGCCATCCATCAGCACGAGGGGTACGCGAACAAAGTCGCCATCACGCATGACCTCGCCACCGGTTTGCCCGATCGCGTGATCCTTCCAGTTATCAGCGCTGACGCTTTCGCCTGGGTGATCGTTGGTCATGGGCCGGTAGGCGTAGGATTTCATCGCGTCCTGGTGGAATACCGACTCAGCAGGGCGATAAACCCGGACGATCGGCATCTCAGGCTTGCCCACTTCTGAGCCCAGATATTCCTGAATACCGACTCGGGCCACTTTTGCATCGGCCACAAGGTATCCATCGGCAGTCCTGCGTACGCTGGACACCGTTACGGAGTCTGTAAGGTTCATTCTTTCACCCAAGAAAAAGGCCGCTCAGTGGCGGCCTTAATTCATTATTTTTTAACAGGCATTGGCTAGCCCTTCCGCATCCATGTGCGCAGAGCTTCAGGATCCTCTGCCTCTCCAGCAGCTAGCCTGCGATTGGTCCATTGGTTGGGGTCTTGCGACTGAACGTATTCAAGTTCTGATTCGCTGAGCTCTACGCATAACCACTGATCTTCAGCGCTGTACCAGGTGTCACCGATTTTTACTCGCATATCAGAAGCTCGTAGGTTGTGCGACCGCCCTAGTCAAAGCCATCAGTCCAGTTTGCAAATCAGTTGCACCGATACTGATCCAGCGAGCATCTAGCCCTTGGCATTGCCTAAGCTTTTCGACAAGCTCGCCTAGCTCTACGCCCTTAGCCTTGATCTCATTCATCAAGGCCGCCTCTTCCTCGTTGAGTTGGCGATAACCGGTAATTTTGGGCTGGGTAAAGGTTTCCATTGCTATTCCTCTGACGGTTTCCAGTCTAAGTTGAGCTCTTCGAATACCTCGGGACCAAACTCAATCTTGCCTCTGTAGGGCTCAATCGCTTTCAAATCCACTTCGCCCGGCTCATATGTGATGGTGATATGCGGTTGGTATTCTTCGTAATCCCATGAGGCGCCCGCCTCTCGGATTGACATGTGACGCCAAGACAACTCAGAACTGTTGAACAGCAGAACGACTGCCCCTTGGTCCCCAAGCGGTTCAACCAGACGTGCACCACCAGCAGATACGGTCAATGTACCGTCGCTATTGCTTGCCCAGTCATCACCAACCTTCATCCAGTCAAGCGCATCACGGCTATAGGCAATCGTTACGTGCAGGTCATCAGCTGTCAGGGTCTTGATAAATCCCTGCGACCTAGCCCATGCAAGTATTTCCTCGCCGTTGGTTACCTTGCGGGACACATAAAGCGTGCGCGGTGCTGCATCAGATAAGGTCTGCTGGGTGTTTGAAGGTAATTCCTCTTCTTCACCTTCAGGTGTACTGGCGGCGTAATCAGCCATCGCCGTCTCAAGCCCAGGCACTACGTCCTGCTCAACCAGCATCGTCTGGGCTGCCTTGCTCAGCGCTTCCTCTGGAAAGAGCTTGGTATCCGTAAGAACCTTAATCATGTCGGCGGTGGTCTTGCCTATCGTGGCCTTATCGGTTGCCTTGATCTGCCAGAGCAGCCGCCATGTGTAGTAGATCTCTGCAGGACGACTACCCAAGGCGGACCTGATCAGGCACTCATCGAACACTGCCATGGCTGGAGACAGATCAAGCTCTTGGCTGGACTGGATGCGATCGTAATAATTTGCGAGATCACTTTCCCCGCTAGCATTCATCCCAGCTGGGGCTTGGCTCAGGTAGCGAGTAGCTGGGATATCCGAGGCGGCGCATACCTGTTGAAGGAAGCGATCCATGATGTCTGGAAGCGTTCCGAAGTTAGCCGTCTTGGTCTCGTACTCCTCTTCCTTGTCCAGTAAGAGCGTGCCGTTAATACCCTTGGCCGTCGCTGCGAGACTAAGCCGCTCCAGCACAAGCTTTTCGTATTGCTTGTCGGCAAGGCCATCCATAAAACCGGGGATGCGAATCACATCGACCTTGGCTTCAAAAACCATGCTGGCAACGTTAGCCATCGTGGCGTCAGCCTGCTTAACCGACTCAAGGATGGCGGTCAGAACTGAATCTCCCCAACCATATTCATTGCCGGTTACCAGCTCCTGATCAGGTAGCTTGGCACCCACAAAGATAATCAGGCGGGACGGGTGAATATCGATCGCGCTGTTTTGCAACCGGTAAGCCTTAGGTCTGCCGAAGTATTCAGACTGGACGTCCTGTTCTATCTCGGTAGGAGATAGTTGCCGGCGCGTCATCACGCTCAGGTACTTGATGCCACCCTTCCCTATTCGCTCAGGATTGAGCGGCTGACTTGTGTCACGCTCACCGGTACCAATGAATACCGCAGCACCTCCAAATAAACGAGCCTTGATCTGGGCCTCTAGGAGCTTGTGCTTGATGCCTAGTCGCTTCTCTTCCGCTTCAATCAGGCCAATCTGATCTTTATCAGCCTGCCACCCTCGCCATTTTCGGGTTGAGTCATAGGCTGGGATATCGATAGTCTTGCGAGCCATCCATGAGCCTCGGTAGGCATGGATAGCCTGCTCATCCGTCATAAAGACAGGGGCATAGGTCGAGGAAGCCGACTTATCGCGCCCCGTACCCATGTTGGATACCAGGTTGACTAGCTTGTCGGCTAGGTAAGTTATCGTGCCCATGGTTGTCTCACGCTACGTTGGATAGTGAATACCGGCCTGCAACCGGGAACAGGTAGGCCAGCGGGTAGCCTCCAGCGTCTAGTACGTGGTCAATGCCGCTTGATTTATCGGGCATGCCGTTCTTGTCATAGGCCTGTTGTTCCAGGCCATCTGTTAGGTGCGGGCACCGGTATGTGTTTACTTTCAGGCGCCGCTCGCCGTTGCCGTTAAGGATCAAGGCATTCACTGCGTTTACCCTGTCCATGATGGCTGGGTTGGTGCTGTTGACCTTTACGCTCAAGCCAGCCTTGCGAAGGATCGAAAGGTCAGACTCGCTAGCATTCTTACTGCTGGAATTCTGGCCACTGGCATCAGGGAAGACCTGCACTGCATGACCCTTGCGCTTGTACCGCTCGACGAACAGATCAGCCATCTGGGGTGTATCACGTCCATCAGTGATTTCATCCACCGCAACAGGCCAGCCATCCCGGAGCACGTAGATAACCGCCGCCATGTGCAGTCGGTTGAAGTCCATCCCGATCAGCACAGGCTCTCTCTCCTGCAAGACCGCGTCTGAATGATTCAGCTTGCGGTCAAAGTTCGGGTAAACGCTACCAGCCGTAAGATTCGTGAATTGGCCTTCGATATAAGCTTCGATGAGCCCTGCTGGGTAGCTGTCCCTGAGACTCTGTACGTAGTCCTCGGGAAGGAAGGGGTTCGTATAAGTTGCAGCCTGAACCATGGCATACCCTGGCTTAGGATTGCGGCCCCACGTCTCATAGACGAACCGAAAACCTTCAGGGGTTGTATAGGCTGACACCCGGTTGAATGGGTCCGCGATCCCTTCAGGCTTTTGTCGGTTACGGGCGATGATCTTCTGCCATGCCAACCGTGCCTGATCCTTTTTAAGCGTATCGATCTCATCCACATGAGCGCGGTATGACTCATATCCAATGATTCGCGCTGGATTCTCAAGCGTTCTGAGGATGAAGTCTCCGCACTGACTTGAACTGGTGTAGATGATGTTCTCTTGCTTGTTGTACTTGTACCGTATGCCCAGACTGGACAACTTCTCTTCCATGCGCGGGGCAAGGATGAGTCGCACAAGGTCGTACGTTGGCTCATACAACGCTATCAATGCGCTGGACGACTCAAGGCCATCTCGTAACGCACAGTTGGCAAGCGTCTCTGTCTTGCCGGTACCGAATCCGCCTATGAACGCTGGGTATTTGTCAGGAAGCTGGAAGAACCGGGCTTGCGGCTCTGTCATCTGTAGCCGTACCGTTCTCCCGTCCACTTACTACCTCAATTTGGATCCTGCCTACTGGTATCTCCGGAGGCGGGTTGGCTTTAAGCAGCTCAGCACGCTTAGCCTCAAGATCACCGATCCGACCCAGTAAGCGATTGATAATGTCTTCGTATCCACGGCGGCGGCGCTGGGTGCTCTTGGTTGAGCCTGCCGGACCATTTGAATCGGTCTCTACATCAAGATCTAGCCCATCACCCTCTTCTGCCTTGGCCTGTGCTATCAAAGCCCTGCGTAGCTGAAGCTTGGCTATCTTGATGTCATCGTCGAGTGTGCCGACATTGATCTCATCCCACATCTCCTGCTCATCAGCAGATAAAGTGTCTGAGTAAATACCGTGTTTGCGGGCATTTTGGTTTCCATATTGTCGGGCTGGAACCTTTGGCCCTGTACTCTTGCCGCCATGCAAGGCGCAGCGTTCTTTTCCAGCTAACGCCATGCGCTGGCACACCCCGCCTGCGCGGGTAGATGCCCCGCACTTAGGCATAGATCACCTCTACATGGGGTTTTGTTTCTCAGAATAGGGTGGCCCTGGCTCATCCTCAACGAACTCAATGCCGATCTCGCCATAAGCGAAGTACTCAATAATCGAGTTGGTTGCTAGATCCACTTGAGGATCTTCGCCTGCATAGATAGCAAAGCCTTGGCGGACGTCAGCATAGCGACAGCCCATCAGCTCCTGACCATCCACATAAACTCTGCGTCGGCCTCGGTCATCATCTGGTGTATGTACCCACTCAGGCCATGCCTCTAGCCCTACGTACTCGATGGCTACCTTACCGGCTCGCTTCTCTTTGATGACTCGGCCTTTATCATCCACACCCGCCGCAATACCAACTGTTCCGCTTTCGGGATAGGCGCATAGCCAGTTTTCTTGAAGCACACCGTCCAAGTATACGTTGCGGGCATCCCGGGTTATCTGGCAGGTGTAAAAGCCATCGTCTCGATGATGCTTATCCCAGTCGATCATTCAATCACCCTCTCAACGAATACTGCCCTTGGTATCTCTTTAACCAGCTCAGCACCCACATAGAAGCGGGCACTGGTGCTGTCCTGTACGTAGGTCTGAGCCTCTACTACGAAGGCCCGACCGTCTGCGTCTATGACCTTCCACTGTGTCATGGCCTTCACCTATTTGAAGACTTCGCGGAATGCATCCAGAGCAGGCTTATTACGATCAGCCTCAAGACTCATGATGTTTTCCTTAGCCGTCTCGGTGGCCCACCATGCATAGCAATCGGAGCCGTTGTCTCGCGCATAGATCAGGGCGTTCTTCAGTGCTGCCAACGCATTAGGCATAAAGCCAGGAGCGCCCACTTCACCAAGGCAATGCTTGAAGCCAGCCTTCTTACAGAGGGCTATACACTCCTTCATCCGATTAACGCCGACTTGAGGGTCGATGTTGTCGTGCCCGTAACCCCCACCAGCATTCTCATCCATGTATAGATGGGTATGGATTTCGATGCGGTTCGCTGGGTCCTTCAGGGTGAATAGCTTTTCGTTGCCCTTAGCCTTAAAGCTTGCCGTGGTCGCCCAATCAAAGGACTCGACAGCAATGGCGCACTGCATATCGATCTTGCGGATCTCATCAATACACAGCTGGGCTTCTTTGACCCACACGTCTACAGATGGAATACCTACAGGCTCGTTACATAGATCGATACCGTAGAACGCCGCATAAGCCTCTGGATCTGACTTGATCAATGCAACGATCTTGGCGTCTACGTCAGCCAGCGCACCATGCGGTACTGCTGCCGTTCCGATCTTCTGCCGATTAACCGCAGTGTTGGTAGTGGTGTAGCCCACATAGTTATGGACATCCACCAGGACCTTTAGCCCCATTTTGCCGTGTAGCTTGATGTTATCTAGTAACTCTTTGCTGTAGCCGGGATCCAGTGGCCCAAATAGCTTTCGCTGGATACGCTCCCAGGCAATACCGACACGGGCTTTCTTGGCGCCGTATCCTGCCCAACGCGTGATCTGTGCTGCACTAGCCCAGAAGTAATTAGTACCTGCCTTTCCGGGTAGGACAGTCTCACCACCACCAGCCTGACCGATGTTGACGCAGAAGAGACCTTTCGGCGTCAGGTTCGGATTCACTCCGGCAACAAGAGCCGGGTCATTAGCCGGTACGTTTGGAGTCACCGGGGCGGGTGACTCCTCAGACTTTGGGACAGTGAAGATCACCGCCTTACCAGCCACCTTGCTTGGGTCGAGCTTGTTACCCTCAAAGGTTACGCTGGTCTTGTCGCCAAATACTTCGACGTTCTTGACCTTGCGGGTTGTGCCATCGCCTAGCGTTGCAGACTGGCCTATCTTCAGAGCCGAATTACTGGCTACCGAGATACGTGCAGCGTCATCTGCTGCCCATACGCCGTCTTGCCAATCACCACCAGTGACCTGCTCATTAGGCACAAGGCTTAACGTTGTGGTCTCTGCTGGCGTTTCGATTGGCGCTGTAGGCGTCTCTACGGGCTTTGTAGGCGCTTCTACCGTACCTGCATTGATCTTGGCGATTGCTGCCGATAACGGCGCTATAGCCTTCGTAACACTGCTATCGATGAGCGCAGTGAGTTCGTCGTCCGTAAGAACGACTATTTTGGGCATTTCGGCCATGTGACTCGTCTCCTAGGGTTGCCGCGCCGGACAACGTTCTCGGTCACTGGCCATTGATGATGGTGTTTTGCTCATTGATCCACTCTTGCAGGCTGCTGAGCTGTTCAGCATTAGCCCTACAGGTGGCGTAATTCTGGGTAACGGTTGTCGCTATGGTGCTCAGCTTGACTTTAGGGCCTGCTGGTAGCGGTTGAAGCTCGCGGGGCTGTTGCATTAGGAGTGTCGGAGGCAGCATCCAAACTGATTCCTCGGGCCGCTGCGTCGTGCACGCGGACAAAGCCATCAGGCACAGGGCACTGATCATCAGCTTCAGGGGTGATATAGACCGGCACCTGCTTGATGATGGTGTCGGCCTGCTTGTAAACGATCCTTTCTCTATCCACATACTGAGTGACTACCCTATCTCTTACCTTGACGAGTACCTGAACATCCTTGACGGTCTGTTTCAGTTCCTTTTCTTGGTTATGGGCAGCTCCAGATACCCAGCCATGTGCCCATATCGCAACACCCAGGGCCAGTACGGCTACGTACGCCCATATGCGAGGGATGAGTAGGTTCATGTCAGCCCCAGGTGCCGGTACGCATTGCCTTGGCGAGTTCTTTGGCTCGGCCCTTCACTTGGCTGGCCCACTTGCTATCAAGCATCTCGGTAGCGGCCAGGTCGAACTGCTGATTACCAATAGCAGTGAGCATCTTCTTGAAGCCAGCTAACCGGGAGCGGCCAAGGTTGAAAGCCATCTCGATCATGACTTCCTGCCGCACGCCATCCAGCGATTGGTAGCGAGGCACAACGGCCAAGGCATCCATGATTGCATCATCGATGTCGTTAGCCAGGAGAAAGGCAATCTCGGAGTCTCTGAGGCCCTTGTCGTCCAGGTTGCGACCAATACCTATGGTCAGCTTCCCTTCGGTGTCCAGATACGGCTTATTGCGCTTGTCTTCCTTGGCGGCAAGACGACGCTGAAGCCTTGCCATGTCGATAGCCATTAATGCCGTCTCCGCTCAGTGCGTCCGTCCCATTCATCCCATGTAGCGATCTTGGCGACGTTTCCGTTCGCTCGGCAGACCAGAATCAGGATGATGGCGAGAATCATGGTGTTGTAGATGGATACTTCAGGCCATTCCCCATATACGAGAATGCGGCCAGAGATGCTTAGCCATTGCTGAGCGGTGGCAGAAGCCAGTCCGAACGCACACAGGCTAGGCAGGAGGCGGTACTTTGACCGGCCCCTTGAATACTTGAAGGCAATCATGATGCAGATGCCAGCGCATACAGAGGCTTGGGCCAGAGCCGCATAGCGGATGGGCTCAGTCAGGTATCCGTAGGTCGCCATGGCCCCTGTCATCGCAGCAGCGCACATCGCCCCTGCCTGGTTATCTCGGCGGTAGTAGATGGCCGAGATAGTTGCAAACAGGATGGTTAGGAAAATCAGTACCGAGGTTGATGTCATGGCTGCGTGTCTCGCTTACCAAGGAAGCGATTTAGAATGAACAGGAGCCACTTGGGCGCTCGTCCAGTCTGTATGGCTTCCAAGACTGAGATGCAGACAACTACACAAATAAGGCCTGCGATGAATGCTGCAAAGCCGCTGGTTTGTGCCCATTTCTGGGCAAGCAGCTCTACAGCTCCGAAGTAGCCGCCTATCCACCCCACGAAGAGGTAGCCCAGGCGCTGCAGCACCTTAAGATCCTTGGCGAAAATGATAAAAGCGAATGCTCCCCCGAACGCGCCTACTACGGCGGCTAAGTCCACTCCGGGGAATATGCTGGCTAAACTGAGTCCGAAAAATCCCGCAGCCAGCGGTGTACCTAAGCTGGTCGTGGGTTCGGCCATGTTTGCTCCGGTTGTAAAATCCCGCTGTAAAGGGGATCAGCGGGTGCCAAGGCGCTTGGCGTAAAGGGTGACAGGTGGCCGGCCCGACACTCCGGCTAGTGAATCTCTCGGCGACCGGTATCTACCAGTCCATTCACCTGTCTATTGGTCCGTCATGGGGCTGTTGTCCGTACGGGAGCACGCATGCGGGACTAATTAGGGCCTTATTTCAGGCAATAAAAAACCCGCCACTGAGGACGGGTTCTTATGTGTGCGTTTCTGCCTTTGCAGTTACCGCAGCATGGAAAGAATCGTAAACTTTACGTAATCCAGTGTCAAGTACCTGAGAAATGGATCACTAAGCTGCCTCTAAGAGCACACATAGGCGAGCATCGACCCAGGCCTCCCCCGCCCTAACTAGCTCTTGCGCCTTCATATGAGTAATACCCATTAGCCGCCCAAGCTGGCGATAACTCATCCCGTCATACCTGTAGTAGTTCCATAGTGCAGTCCCCATTTCCTTATCTCGGGAATAGAGACGAGACACAGCGTGATCAACCCATAAGGCCTCATCGTCTGTAAGCATAGGTATAGGCGGCCGGTCCTCTTCCACCACGTTGTCACGCATGAGCGCATACAGTGGGCTGATATAATTCGGCACGCCTGTCTGCACACGCAGCCAAATACCCCATTGGGAAAGAAGGTAATAGGTGCTGACTTGTCTCATGCTGCTGCTCCTACGTATTCACGGATTACCTGTTGAGCAGCCTCAAAGCCGCCACATACTACTGCTTGATAACCTTGCTGCTTGGCGCGCTCTATGAACGCGCGCTGCTCCTCGCTCACGTCGGATGGTGAGTACTTCTTCTTTTTCATCTCAATCCAGAGGCCCGCGTATGAGCCCCTAGGAAGCATCAGGAAGAGGTCAGATACTCCAGGCGTAAAACCCTCAGCCTTCATGCGTTGAACCTTCTTGGCGCGCTGGATAGGCGTTCCTGCGAGGTGTGAGCCATTAGGGATGGCAAAGAGACATCCCTTGAAGGCTGGGTACTGGAGCTTGAACCAGCGAACGACTGCACACTGTTCGAGGTATTCACTCATTCAGCACCTCCTGTCAGGCCGTACTCACGCAGCCACTCATCACCGACCTGGTAGTGCTCGCCATCGCCGTGAGATGCAGCGATGCGATCTATTCTTGCTTCGTCGAATGACTCTAGGAATTGGAATGATGTTTGGTCATCAGGCCACTTCGGGAAGCGCTTATCCCTCACTTCATCGGCGTACTTGCAGGCTTCCATGAAGCTATCAAAGATCTTCGGCTCGCCGTTACCCTTCACAACCACAGCGCTTGGGTTCGTGTTGTCTATGATCAGGCTCATCGTGGGAACGTCCATGCTGCGATTGACATGCAAAACCAAACGATTGCGGCTATTACCCGCAGTCCAGTTTCCCAGGCCCACGGCCGGACATCCCACATTCCGAAAGCAGCAGCTGAATAAATGCCAACCATCAGACCTAACACCCAGCCAAGACGGTCTTTTGTTTTCGCCGACAAAATCATGCTGCTACTCCTTGAATCTTCAGCAGGCCCATACGAACCCAGATCATTTGTGTTTCAGCCAGTGCGCGGAGAAGATCCGCTTCGGTGTAGTGCCCGTGGGCGCGGCCATCGATAACGGCATGGCAATGGTCACAACCGAATACAGCAAAGAGGTCAGGCGACTTTAGGCCCACCCCTTTCATGCCTACTGGAAGATGGCAAAGCACCGTGAACTCTGGGCTGAAGCGGCACCCGTCCAGCCGCAGAGTGCAGTCTTGGTCCCGGGCTGAATCGCGCAGTTTCTTGGATACGATCTTCATGCTGCTTGCTCCGTCAGCAGCCAAAGGCCTCTTTCGCGCTTGATGATTCCCGCCTTTTGCATCCGCTGCATGGCGGCACGGATCTGCTCGATGCTGAAGTCCTTTCCCTTCCGTCTCAGATTTACTCGCACATGGCATCCCTGGCAGCAGCCCTCTTCCATTGCATGAAGGACGTAGTACTGAATGGTTTGCTCTGGCTGATCTATGAAATGCCATTTCATGCTGCGTGCTCCATCATCAAAGGCCAGCCATTCGAAGCTGCCCACTGCTCGATCTGGGTCATGTAGTTACCAAAGTCTTCAATGCTGAGCGTCGTCGTGCTGATGCCTCGGCGCTGTCCGTTGGGCAGGTCTTCCCAGCCAATGAATTCCTGCTTGGCCCACTCGTGCCATGCTTCCTTGCTGTACTGGCGACCATCCAGCCATGCGATAGCGGACAGCTCACGAATCAAGGCGTGGTAGCGCCTGTTCTGGGCGACACTGCGCTTCTCCTTCATTGGCCTAACGACGATCTCCAGACCATGCTTGGCCTTGCCGATCATTCCGCCTGCGAGGTTCCAGGCGGCGAGGAAGGCGGCACGTAGGCCAGCCTGCTCGTTGATACGAAAGATGCGCTCAGACATGGCCATCCTCCGGTATCTTGCTCACTAGCTTCCCTTCGGCACGGAGTTGATGAAGGTGATTTCTTAAAGTCCGCACGTCATACAACGCCCTAAGCTCCCTAAACAGGGTTCCACCTAAGGACCTCACCGTAAGGATGGCTAAGGTCATCAATGCAGCCAGACCGAACACTGCGATGCATCCCATGAATGCCCAGCCGATGTAGGCAGCTATTTCGTTATTCATTGCTTACCTCCCACGCTGAACAGACGAGGCTCCACATCACGGCAGCGAGCGTGGTAGTAGGCCTCGGTACGGAACACGTCCATTGGGTCGCCCTTCTCGCTCACAGTAGCGGCGCAGCGGTAGCCGTCATCGAACAGGCTTTCTGCAAACTCTCTGAGCTGGTCAGTAGTGAGGGTGTAGGTCCTCATGCCGCCCCCTTGAACATCTCTAACTGCTGGATGCGCTCAGGGCGCTCAATCAGGCCATTTACCCAGGCGTCCCATGTCTTTCGGTCGATCAACTGACCTTCGTACTCATGCCCGCCACAGGCATGGCAGTACACATGCGGGGTCTGGATGCCAAAGCTTGAGGTCTTGGCGGATTTACAGAGCTTGCAACTCATGCCGCCTCCCTCCCCATGATCTGCAAATGACGCTCACAGCGCTCCTTCGCCTCTTGCACGGTGTCGCAGCGATCACCGAGAGACTCCATGCCGTGCCAAGCTATATAGCGAGGCTTGCCGTCTACGATGTACTCGCCGACCTGATAGCCGTGTTCACCTCGCAGGACGTATTTGCCGTCTTGTTTCCAATTCATAGCTGGACCTCACACTTATGGGTCGCGGCATATCTGCTTTCACCTCGGTCGACACCAAGGTTAAAAGCAACGAACAGCAGTACAGCTACCGAGCAAATGAGTGCGGCATTAGGGAAGTTGTCTATAAACTTGCTCATGCTGCACCACCCGCATAGGAGGCTGGGACGAAAGCCAGCTGACGGTAGAGAATCCCATCTTCACTCGTGACGTTAATGAGGCTCCTTGGCAAAGGAAGACCATTGGTAGACAGGTAGCCCATATCGATAGCAAGGGTCGCGTCCGCTACGCCTTCCCGCACTTGCTCCCAATGGAAGGCAACAACGCCGCATACCACCTCGGCACTCGAAGCGCGCTCAAGCGCGCAGATAGCAAAGAAAAACTTCTCGAAAGACTCCGAATCAGCCTTGCTCACCGGCCCGCTGTAGCAATCTGTCGTGATGTGAGCATTCGGGCCAATGGTTGCGACATATCGCTGTTGGAGTGAGCCCTTGTTCAGGAGCCAGCCTTTAAGGTCGATAACGTTGCTCATGCCCGCTCTCCCCGCTTGGATGCCCAATCAAACGAGACGGCAATGCCTCCGTTCTCACGTAAGCGATCAACGCAGCGCTCACCGAGGGCCGTTGATAGATCAGTCGCGCCTAGGTTGCTAATCACAATGGTTGGCAGGCAACGCTCGTATCGGGCATTGATGATTTTGAAGAGAGTCGCGTGCTCGAACTCAGTAGGCTTAGTAGCCCCCACCTCATCCAGAACCAGAAGGCCACAGCCAGACAGTTCACGCAGAATGTCGTGCTCCGATCCTTCGCCGCCGTCATAGGTGCTGCGGATAGTGACCATGATGTCGCCTACCGTGCGGTACATTGCAGACACCATGCGATGACGAATCAGGAAGTCAGCAATCGCACACGCAAGGTGAGTCTTGCCGGTTCCAACATTTCCCAGCAGCAACAGGCAGCGGCCCGCCTTGGCATGATTGCGAAAGTCATCAACATAGTTGCAGCAGATCTCTAGGGCGCGGCGCTGCTTGGCATTTTTGCTTTCGTAGGTATCAAACGACTTTCCAGCAAAACGGCGCGGAATACCGGCGCGTGGCATGTGGCGACCAACGAAGGCCTCTAGGCGAAGCTGGTACTGCTCCTCTTCCCGCTTAGCCTCAGCGCATACCGGGCAACCAGAGGGTTCGTGATCACGGCGGAGCACCTGGATGAAGTCACCATGCTGCTCACACTTGGCTGGCTGTTTGCCAATCACACCGAAGCGCTTTTCGAACTCATTGATGCTCAGGTCCATTTTGTAAGCCTCAGAAGCCATGGGTGCCATCCTCACGCTCATACAGCCCTTGGGTGTAATCGCGCTCAGCAAATCCGGTATGTCGGGAGTTAGGGAGGTGGTGGACGTTGCTGGCTGGCTTTACCTCATCCTCCCAGCGGCGGCCATTCAGCCATGTCGTGGGATGCGGGATGTACTGGCCTTCGTCCTTGGTCCAATCGCGGCAGACACAGCACCTGCCAAGACCAGCCATGATCTCCTCGAAGAGCGGTTGATCAGGGTTGAGCTTTGCCCATGCCTTCTGCGCTTTGGCCTTGTCGGTTTTGCGTGGATACAGCTTCCAGAATCGAGAAAATAAATCCTCAGCCGCTTCGACTTGATCGCCGCATTCCCCCTCGGGGGGTAAGGGGGGTTCTTCTTTTGGTTCTTGGTTATTGGTTAATGGTTCTTGGTTAGCTTTCGATCCGGTTTCCTCTGGGTTAGCAGAATTAACCGGCTGGGTTTTTTCTGGGTTATTTCCGCTAACCGTTTCGGTTTCTTCTAGCTTCGGTTCGCTATCCGGCTTGGATTCGTCTTGCTTCTTTGGGCGACCACCGCGCTTACCATTCTCAGCAGCTTGCTTAGCTTTAGCATGGTACTGAGCGATAACCTTATCGCAGTGGTGATGGCGAAACCCTTCCTCAGTAGCCTCGAAGAACTCAGCAAGAACTGCCGCTACTTCAATTGCATGCTCACGCATACGGATAACGCGAGCGATACTCTCGGCATTACCTTCAATAGGGCTTTCGTTAACGTAATAAAGATCGATCAGACGACGGTATGCAGCGTCTTCAACCACGTTCAAGTGGGCAGTACGCAACATGTAATCGCCAGGGTGGAAAGGAAAGAAGTTCATGGTAAACTCTGCCTACAACGTTGAAATGAATGAGCCGGTCTAGCCACCGGCTTTTTCTTGCGCCTTTAAAGGGCTAATTCGTATCTTTTTTGTCCCTTCTTTGGCCCACCTCCTTGGGTGGCCCTAAGATCTGCGTCACCTTGGCTTTGGGACGACCTGCGAATGTCAGGCCGCCCATTGCTATCCCGCTTGTTACTATTTCTTCTATTGCCTCATCGAGGCTCTGTCCTTTCGCCGTCATCAAGCGCTCAACCTCTGCTCTTGCTTCCGGCTTCAAGTCTTCAAAGCACAGCATTTGGGCCCCTTATGGCCCTTCAGGCCACGCTAGACTCGTCGGCTCTCAACAGGTCGTTACCGACGATTTCTTCAACGGCGCCGTTCTCGATTGCCCACTCAATCAGCTCAAGCAAGAAGGTGGCGTTCTGCTTACGAGCGCGAGCGGCTGACTTGGTGATGATTTTGTTCAACGTGCTGTTGAGGCTGACCTTGTGCCTGTTGTCACGGCGGTCAGCTGGGTTTGCGTAGCTCATTGATACTGCTCCTGAGCGCGTTTAAGCGGCTTGATATTTGGTTGATTGAGATGGAAATGGACGTGATTCAACGGCTCGAAAACTCCCGTCTGGAAGCTCGAGAACCCGGATGTCCCGCTTAGTAGAAATAGCTTTGTGAATTGCCGGAGGGGTCACCCGTAGAAGCCTTGCAGCTTCGGACTGTCCTTTCGCGGCCACAAAGGATTCGAGAGTGATTTCTTTCATGGTCGTGCCTCTGGTGTAGATACCAGAATATTAACCATCGGTTAGCTTTTTTGCAATACCGATGGTTTCTTCCAGTTTTTAACCGTTGGTTTATGATCGCGACCCATGAACAAAAAGCGCGCGCTCCCTCCTGACCGATTGGCCGAATGCCAAGCGGCACATGAGCTTTTCCTTAAAAAGAAAGGCCCCTTGAAGCTCAGCCAAAAGAAATTGGCTGAAATGGCAGGCATGTCTGCGCCTGCTGTAAACCTGTATTTCAAAGGCCTTAATCCGCTAAACGCGAAATTTGCTGCGATTCTGGCTAAAGCCTTGCAGGTAGACGTAGCTGATTTCAGCCCAAGGCTTGCTCAAGAGATAGGGGAAATGTCGGCTGCAATGAGGTCTAACCTGGAAGATCCGGCAGGACCTCAGGAAACTACGTCAGCGGCTGACTTAGTGAGCCAAATGCTGGCCAAGCATGGCAAGAACCTATCGGATGAAGCCAGACAGCGTATCGCTGATGCTGTAATCGAGACAGCAGAAACCAAGCTTGTAGCCGGCGAGGTAATTACCACCGACATCACTAATCCCGGCCTGGTTGGCGATGAGATGCATATCGCTCATTACGACGTCCGGGCGGCAATGGGTGGCGGGCAGATAGCTTCGGACTATGCCGAAATCCTGCGAGACGTAAAGGTGAGTGAGACGCACCTACGCGAGCTAGGCGTGACCTATGACGACCCTCATCACCTGAAGATCGTCACTGGATGGGGCCAATCAATGGAGCCGACAATCAAGCATCGCGACCCCTTGATTGTTGATGCGAGTGTTCGTGAGTTTACTGGGGATGGTATCTACCTCTTCTCCTGGCAAGGCCTGCTCTACATCAAGCGCCTAGAGATCGCTGATTCTGAACATTTTGAGATGATTTCAGACAATCCACTTCATAAAGACAAACCAATTCGGCGGGACGAAACGTATATCCAGGCGCGTGTGCTTCTGGTTTGGAATGCTCGGAGGGTTTGATCTTATGGAGCTTCTGGAAAAGGGAGCGGAACCAGGATGGAGTCGACCTAATTGATATCTTATGATGAGGCAATACGTGGCATTGACATGCAAAAGAAATGGTTCGGCGCGAACCGTATCGAATGGGTCATGACAACTGTTCACCGCTGGCCGTCAACTTACAAATGTCGCGTAAATTTAATGGTAGGCGAGAGAACTATTGAAGGTCTGTTCGTCCAGCTAGAGTATAAAGCCGGAAGATTTGCCGGAGCGCCCGAGCGGCTTTACTTTGGACTGTTCGTTCAAAGCTCAAGATCTTTTGCTGTTGATGAGGGCGGCTTCACTAGACATCGGAACAAGGTAGGCATAGGGCGACCCTTTTACCAAGAGACTATAGGTCACCCGCATATGCACATACCAGTGCTAGAAGCATCTTACGGCTACGCTGAGCCAATGGGACGTGAACCTGCCGAGCAGCTATGGCAGATTTTCCTACAGCGTGCCAATATTCACGATGCACCAGTCTTTAATCTCCCTGACGAGATAGGCCAAGATGGCCAATTGAGGTTGATATGAACTGCGCGGAGCTTGGGAACGCACTCGCTCTGACATGCGTTCCGGTAAATGAAGACTTGGTCTACATGGAAAGCCATGTGACCGTACCCTATGACGGAAATCTAATCGGCGCCTATGTTGAAGACATAGGGCGAGGCCGTGTGCGAATCTCGGATAATGCCGACACTTTGTTCCACGCCATGACTGTTGGAATCCAGCCTACCGCATCACGTGGCCGAAAATTAGCTGACATCGCCGCAGACAATCACGTCCATCTTTCGGACGATGGCGAACTGTTCGTAGCTTGCGATAAGGAAAACGCTTCGTTTTATCTTACGCAAATCATCGATGCAGCCGCTTCAATCAGCTACGCCTGCAGCCAATGGCAAGTTGCAAGCGAGTCTCGCTTTGATCGGGTGGTTTCGGATGCTCTTAAGAAATCATTTCCGGGAAAAGTAAAGCGCAACTTCACTATTACTGGAGCCAGTGGCCATCAGTTAAAGTTCCCATTTGCCATCGACGTCGAGACACCTGAAATTCAAGTTGTCCAGACGGTTAGTGCTGTCAATGGAGTGCCTTATTGGCCGTCAGTGTACCAAGCACTAGGCAAAATGATCGACGTCAAAAATGCAATACCAAGCATTCGCCGCACTGTGATATTTGAAGAAGCAGCAGCTAATGAAATATCAAAAGCATCTGCAGCATTAGTTGAGTGCGCATCCGTATTGATATACAGCACACCAGCACAGCTTACTAAGGGGCTGCGAGCCGCCTAGGTTGATCTTGTGTTGCAAAGCCCGCCATTAGGTGGGCTTTTTTATGCAGCCAAGATTGATTGACAATCTGTTTTTAATGAAATGCAAGGAGTAGGTTTACCTTATTTATCTTGGCAGCCAAGATAAGGTTACTGCGCAATTATCGTTTAGCTCCATATCTAGCCCATCCGTTTCCCTAAGCATTTCCAACACCCCTTCCCATGCCTCGTCTGGCTCGCTATCCAAGCGATGTATCACTACGCGCCGCTGCATCTGAGCTTTCGGCGTATTGATCATGTTCGAGATCCTGATCGCTAGTCGCTCCTGAGCTGAAACTACTGGGCTAGCGGCCTTCGGCATAACGTGACCCTCATCTCAAATACTGGATAAAACAACAGTAGCCCATCTCAGGCACTGATATCAAGGCGCCTTCACGCAAAAATAATTAACCGATGGTATTGACGGTAAAACAAACCGATGGTTAACTTTAACTCATCGCCGGGCACAACCCGGTACGGGACAAATTAGTCCCACACGATCCGAACGCCGGATAGCCGGGACAGCGAAATGATCCCCCAGCCCCACAATGATTCGTTCAGTGGGACCGACTGGAAACAAGTTCTTTGAAACAGACGATTTGCGGCTGGGCATTTTCGAGTGCCCAGCTACTCAAGTCATCTGAGAGAAACTCATATGAAAGTAGAAATCACTTACGAGCAGGCTAGGGAGCTAGTTGATTACCTGCCTGAGACAGGGGAGTTCTTCCGAAAGAGGAATGCTCACAAAGGCAAAGAGTTATCGAAGGGTTGGCCGGGGAAAGACGGTTACCTTCGATACACGTTAAGAGGTAAGCACTACCGAGCACATAGGCTCGCATGGCTCCTTTCCGTAGGGAAATGGCCTGATGGGGAAATCGACCATATCAATGGCGATAAGCAGGACAACAGGATTACTAACCTACGTGTTTGTACTCATCAACAGAACAACCATAACCAAGGACTCAGGAAGACAAATAGCTCCGGACATAAGAATGTTCATTGGTTTAAGGCTGTTCAGAAATGGCACGTCCAGGTCTGCAAGAACAGAAAGATCCATAACGGCGGGCTATACGCAAATCTTGATGATGCCGTATTAGCGGCAAGACAGCTTCGCATAAAGCTTCACGGCGAGTTCGCAAACCACGGATAACCAATCCCCTCTTGTTCAGCCCAGAACATGGAGACACCGCATGAACCCCCTAATCCTGACAGCTGCTCTCTTACTGCTCTGGCTTGACCTGCCAGATATGAGCGGTCGTGCCTAACCCGGCTTCCCTGCATATGGAGATATGAGATGGAACAAAAGCGTAAGCCTGTTTTAGATAAGCACGGCAAGCTTGAAAACTTCACGATAAGGATCGCTGGTGAGCGTTTTAGATGCGATTGCAGGTGCAACGTGTTTAACAAGCCAGATGATCGAGATCTGAATCTTTACCAGTGCAACTCATGCCGCACTGAATACCAAACCGAGTAACCGCACCACCTGCCCCGCTTAAGCGGTAAGCAGTCTCCCTGCCCCTCTACGGAGGGGTATGGCTTCAGGTTGTAGTGGGAAGGCGAAGCATGTTCTCAAGTGGGACGCATCGACGGGAGAGATAAGACCGCATAAGTCCCTGTGTCCGAGCAACTGCGGACGTGAACGTAAAAGCAAGCGCAGCGGAAGTAAGCAGGGGTAACGCCTTGGTGTGCTTCTCCTTCACCAGTACAACCTCCTCCCCCTAAATACCCATGACCACCCAACAAGTTTTGGCCGATGCCCAACGCATACGGCAGCAGGCGGCTGCTCAAGATTCCTTCGTAGCAGCGATGTTAATCGAGCGAGCGCAAAGGCTGGAGCAGCGTGCCCAGCAAGGACGTATCAAGTATGGACCTCTACGAGCGGTTGCATAGAGCTGATGAGCTTCGCAAACAGGCTGCCCAGCTTCGATCTGTGTTCTACCAGCGTGACCGGCTTGATTACGAAAGTTACGAGTGGACGCACAGCATTGCGCTGGATCGTGAAGCCGATGAGCTGGACGGCACTGCCGCTAGACGCAAGCGTGAAGACGAAGCTAACCAAGCCGCACACGAAGCCCGCATGGCTCTGTATCACCAGTACCCACCTGAAGTCAGGGCCAAGCAGAAGCAGGCCCGCATCAAAGAAGTCATCCAGAACCTGGACGCCCTGAACAACTGGCGTCACGAGAACCTAGACCCTCTATACGCCTACAACGCAGGCACGCAAGGAGCGCAGTAATGGACCTCATGAAAGCACTGGCAGATTGCAAGAAGACGTTTGAAAGCGCTGATCGCACCCTGATGGAGGCTCAGGCTTATCTAGCCAAGCGTGAGCAATCAGCCTGCAAGATCCTTGATGTCTGGGTTGTATCGACCACCAGCGTAGGAAGGCAGCTAGCAGCAAGCCTACTGGTGTTTGCGTTTAGGCATGGCGACATCAGCGAGCGGGTGTTTGATCAGTATTGGGTTCGGTTGAATGGTTTGGAGGTGGCGGCATGAGTGATCGTGAATTGCTCGAATTGGCTGCTAAGGCGGCTGGTTATGACATTGTTTTCTGGAGCGACAAAGCAGCATTTAAGAATGTTGATATCAATCCAAACTGGTCACCGTTAACTGATGATGGTGACGCGCTGCGGCTGGCCTCATGCTTGCTGCTAGATGTGCTGATTGAAGATAGCTGGATAACGGTTATTTCAGGGCATCTGGATGAGACTATTGATGTTCCTGTAAATGATGATCGCTTAGCCGCAACCCGCCGAGCCATCGTACGAGCTGCCGCTGAAGTCGGGCGGACCATGCCATGACCACCAAACAAGCTCTTCGCCGCCGCCTCATATGGCAAGGCTGCTTCACATCAATCTCTCTCTACACACTCGTTATTGTTTGCATGGGTGTGGCTGGACGCGTTAAAGGATGAGGTGGTTATGAGTGAATGGATAAGCGTTCACCTACAGAAGCCTAAGCCAGGGCAATGCGTTCTGGTGTATAGACCGGATGCGCTAAACACCCATGACCCACTAATTAGAATAGCAACGTATCAGGGCGACAACGGGACGAGGCACCACGGCTTCGACTGCTACTGCACGCCTTCTCATTGGCAGCCATTGCCAGAACCTCCCCAAGCCTAACACCCCTCTCCCTCTTCCCCTTTATGCAGCCATGCATGATTAGGCTGCCTGGAGAAATCATGTCCGAACGAACACAAATATGGAGCAGCGGCGGTGGCACACAGTCCACCGCAATTGCCGCTCTCATTTGTCAGGGAGAGCTATCACCTGATCTCTCCATCATCATAGATACAGAGCGTGAGCTGAGCACCACATGGGACTACTTAGATAAATGGGTAATGCCAGCGCTCAAAGCGGCTGGAGTAGTTCTACATGTTGTCCCTAAAAGCGATTACGCAACCGTAGACCTCATGAGAAACGATGACGTGCTAATCCCGGCTTTCACAACCGAGAGCGGTTCGATCGGCAAGCTTCCAACCTACTGCTCAAACGAGTGGAAACAGCGCGTTATGCGCCGCTGGGCAGTCGAACAAGGCGTGAAGCAGGCAGATGTTTGGATAGGCTTCACAATCGACGAGATGAAGCGAGTCACCCAGCCGGTAGGCAAGTGGCAAAACAAATACCCGCTTATTGAGCGGCGCATGACTAGAGGTGACTGCATTGCCTTGGTTAAGCGTATGGGCTGGCCTGATCCTCCACGATCTTCGTGCTGGATGTTCCCAAATAAGCCCCATCATGAGTGGGAATGGCAGCGCATTAATGCTCCTGCCGACTTCGCTAAGGCAGTCGAGTTCGAAAAGCAGATCCAAACCAAGGATGAAGACCTCTGGCTGACAGATACAGGCAGCCCGCTTAGTGAGGCCAACTTCTCCCAGCCAGATGATCTCTTCACTGGTCGCTGCACATCAGGCATGTGCTTCGTATAACTATTGGTACTAATCATGAAAATGTCCGAAACCATTGCCGAACTGGCGAAGGCGCTTGCTGCTGCCCAGGCGGAAATCGAGAACGCCAGCAAGGCTAGCGTGAATCCCCATTTTAAGAACCGGTACGCCGATCTTGCCGAGATCCTGAACACCTCCCGCCCGGTACTTAGTAAGCATGGCCTGAGCATCGTACAGATGCCCTTCTTCAGCGAAGGAAAGGTAGGCGTTGAGACGGTCTTGATGCACGAGTCCGGACAGTGGATCGCTAACGAACTGCTAGGCCCATGCGTCAAGCAGGACCCTCAAGGCGTGGGCAGCGCGATCACGTATTACAGGCGTTATAGCTTGGCGGCTTTCGCAGGTATTGCCCAAGAGGATGACGATGCCAACACAGCGAGTGGCAAGAGCCAGCCTCCAGCACCCCAGTACATCAGCAAGGCCCAGGTAGAACGGCTGGATGAGATCCTTCTGGGCTGCCACATGAACACGGTGAAGCGATTCGAGCAGGACTATCCGGACATGACCAAGATCACGGCGGACGTCTATGGAAGCATCGTATCCAGCTTGGAATCGGCAGCTAGGAAGTATCAAGAGCGGAAGAACCAGGAGGATGCAGCATGATGATCGATCGCTCATCCATCGAGGCGCGTGATGCTATCCGCGCCGACCTCTCTGCTGCGGTGAACGCCTTTCTCGAGCAAGGCAAGCAGATCGATGTCATTAGCGTGCCGACAGTATCCAGACCCTATAACGTCCGCACCGACTTTCGCTTGGAGGGTTCGCCAAGAGATCCCAAGCCCAAACGTAAGCGGGATTCGAAGACGCGGCTGGCCCAGCGTATCGAGCGGGCAGCCCAGCGGCAGGCCAAGCTGAACGATGAGATCCAGACCATACGCCAGATGGCTGCTACAGGAGCCTCAAAGGTCGAGGTGGCTGAGAAGCTCGGACGTGATCGAAAGTGGGTAGGCCAGAAGGCAGTAGCCCACGGCATCGAGTTCGTTGGAATCATCAGCGGCAAGAACCTAGAGGCCTTCGAGGCAGCCAAGGCCGAGCGGGCCCGCCTAGCCGAGATCATCAAGCGCGACATGTTGGACCTGAGCGGCACTGAGGTCGCCAAGGCCCTTGGTATCGCCATATCACACACATACCGCATCTTGGCTGAGCACGACATCACCCTGAACAGTGCTCGCCGGAAGTAACCACCTCGCCCAGTAGTTGGAGGCGACCATGACCATAGATCAACTCGTGAAGGCGTACGAGATGCACGCCGAAGGCTTCACCTGGAAGCTAATTGCCTACGTTATGGACCTTGATGCCGACAAGTTGCGCAAGAAGGTCAAGGCATTCGAGCAGAACGGAATACCTCAGCGTTACCTGCTAACCGCATAGGTACACCCCCATGACAACGTTACGAGAATCAGCGCAGGCCGTTGAGGCGTGTGTGTGGCTGCCTGTCCCTACCGGTGTTCGGTATCGAATCGTACTCACCTCAGACGCAGGCGTAGAGCTGGAGAACATAGCAGCAATGCGGTGTAGGCAAGTGCTTTGGAAGGACTTCAATAACTCCAGCGTATGGGAGAGGCAGAGATGAGCGACCGTGAAGAGTTTGAAGCGGCAATGTTGGAGATGGAGCACCCGCACTTCGGCTTCCTCGGTAACGAATACCTGGCTAAAGAAGGCGAAGAATATCTAGACGTATACATGCAGGGCTTGTGGATTGGCTGGCAGTCCTCCCGCGCCGGACTTGTGGTGAAGTTGCCAGAAGAACAGCCCGGCTACATGTACTACGCGCCGGATGTAGTAGATGCCCTCGATGCCGCGGGCATCCCGGTAAGGCAGCCATGACCCTCCTATCCGCTCTACTCCCTCCCCTAACCCTCACTATCACAGTCATAGCCTATCTGGCTTGGAGCGTTACGCATGAACATTGATATCGATGGATTGATTGAGCGAGCAAAGGCTGCGTATGCGATCGGATATGACCCGCGCATAGGGCTGACTTCGGAAGAGAAAGAGTTCTGCTTATTGGCAAGCCCATCCACCATCCTAGCCCTCTGCGAACGCCTGCGCGAAGCAGAAAAGACCATTCAGAACGCCCTCTCCGAGCTAAAGGCTGGAGACGTACAAAGCGCTATTGATCAGTTGGAGGCGGGAAATGAGTGAGTTCTGGAAGTGGCTTGATGAAGCCTATGCAGACGGCAGCCAAGGAGAGCAACCCAAGTTCACGAAATACAACATGGAGGTTGCTTATGCGGCTGGACGCGCCGCCCGTACCGCATCGGCTGAGCCTGTGGAGCTGCAAGCACTGTCTAAAGTAGAGGAGGATACGGTCGCAGACCGTCTTGACCGTATGGCTGACTCTCTGCCTACCGGATCACAATCCCAGTCTGACCTATACGCGGCGGCAACAATATGGCGCAAGCATCTAGCCGCACCCGACGCACTACAGGCTGAAGTGGAGCGCCTGAAAAACGCGCTGGAAGTGGCTGAGCGCTCGGTAGAGAACGAGGTTAAGCGGCGCAATCAGTATGCTAAGGAAAGCGACGAGCTAGATAGGCAAGTAGAGGCGCTGAAGGCTAACTTCGATAGCGACATTAAATTCATCGGAGAAAATTATAGCGAGATCGAGGCCGAGCGTGATGCGCTGAAGGAGGAAGTGGAGCGGCTGAACCAAGAGGCCGATGAAAACACAGCTGAGTGGGGAGCTGTACGGCTGGAGATTGCAGTGGTGAAGGCGGAGAACGAGCGCTTGCGGAAAGATAGAAAGTCCTGCTGGGAAGAGTTCAAAGCGCTGGTTAAATCATCTAAGGAGCGCGAGGGCGAGCTAAAGGCAGAGAACGAGCGCTTACGGGAGGAAGTGGAGCGACTGACCAAGGCGAACGAGGAAAAGTGGGCAGCGTTCTGTTCGCTTGAAACAAAGCATGGCAAAGCCTGCGACGAGCGTGACGCGCTGAAGGCTGACGCTGAGCGGTATCGCTGGCTGCGAGACGGAGCGCAGTCTTCAAATTTTAACGGGGACTATTCAGAAATACCGATAGGTAGTATCGACTGCGTAATGCAGTGGACTGGCTCGCTCATGTGCGGATTGTATGGAGAAGAACTAGACGCAGAAATCGACGCAGCCCGCACAGCCAAACCAGAGGTGGATCATGAGTGAGTACATTCAGGATGGTCGGGTAATACGCCTGTCTAGCGGAGAATACGTGTGTGAAATGATCGGCTGGAGGTGCGATCGCTTATCAAGCCTCCTATCCTCCGCTAACGACCACGACAAGCGTGTGGCTGAGCTTGAGGCAGAACTGGCTGAGGCGGTGGAGCTTATTAAGCAAGCTAAGCCACTTGTTGATCTGCTGTTCTACGGCGGGAGCATGGACCGTCAGTCAGGGGAGCGCGTTAAAGAACTCTTCCACATGTTCGCCCGCCACGGTGACAAGTCATGACTCAACAAGCAAAGCAGCCATTCACGTGGGGTGAACTACTGGCCTGGGCGATCCTAGCCTTCTTCGCTTGGCTTTACTGGGAGGCTTACCAGATGCAGGGAGGGATATGGTAATTCAGAGGCACTCTTTCACCGAGTTGTAGATATCACGAGGCCGGAACGGATTATTCGACGAGCGCTCATGCAGGACGACATTGATGCCTCTGGATGTCTCATTGACGAATATCACTGCAGCTGTAGCTGGTGAGGTGAATTGAGGCACCACGATGCGCTGGCGTGCTGGCGTTCCATCTACAACAGGCTCACGCCGGATCTTGCCCAGCTTGGGTACGATGCAGGACATGTACTGAGCAACAGACTTCCCTGAGATTGCATCCATAGACGGCGGGCGCTTTTCTATTCGTTCGGTAGTAGCGCATCCAGCCAAAGCCATTACTCCCAATAGTGCAAGCAGTCTCATAGACCCTCCGTAATAGACGGCTTGAGACTAGCAAGCGAACCGGTATCTATCAAACCTTCCTTTTATTTATGCCTGCCATTAGGCGGGACGGAGACCTATTGCCATGAATCTAGTTGATTGCTACGTAAAAGAGCTTGTAGGCGTGCCGTATGAGAAATATGGCAAATGGTGGCAGGTTGTCATCTATAGCACCTGGGGTGCGGATGCCAAGACTGAGCTGATGTTTTCTACCAAGGAAGAAGCTTTATCAGTCCAGATCGGCCATCACTTCTTAGCGTAACCCCCTTCCCCTTCCTTTATATACACCTGCCCTGCAGGAGGCATCTATGAGCGTTTTATTTCTTACTCACGCCGAGGTGTGCGAGCTAACCGGCGCGAAAACCAAAGCCGGTCAGATTACGAACCTCAAGAAAAATGGTATACGGCACACGATCAAAGCCAATGGCTGGCCGGCCGTTAGCGCCTCAGCAGTTATTGGCGGCGTACAAACACCTGAAGAAAGACCGAAATGGACGCCTAGAAAGGCAGGCTGAATATGGGAAGAAGGCCAAACAAGCCGGGCTCTATCGCTCGGCTGAGAGAACGAAAGAAACCAAGCGGCACCATCTATTACTACTATGACGCAGGCGGCAAGCCGCGCAAGGAGATACCCCTAGGAAGTGACTACGGCTTGGCAATTATGAAATATGCCGAGCTTGAGCGGGACAGGACAGCTGATGCCATCAAGCGAGACGTGATCACCCTTCCCTATGTAGCCAGCCGGTACTTTGAGGAAATCGTTCCAAGCAAATCACCAGCGACGCAGAAAGACAATGCCAGGGAGTTAAAGCAGCTGCTTTCCTTCTTTGGAGATCCACCGGCGCCGCTGGACGAGATCCAGCCTCAGCACATCAGGCAGTACCTGAATTATCGAAAGGATGCAAAGGTTCGAGCCAACAGGGAAAAGGCCCTACTCTCCGCGATCTGGAACTACGCACGAGAGACAGGCTATACCGCGCTGGCAAACCCATGTTCAGGGGTCAAGGGGAATAAGGAGACAGGGAGGGACGTATACATTGAGGATTCAGTCTACAAGGCCGTGCACGATGCAGCCGATGCAGGACTGAGAGATGCGATGGATCTCGCCTACCTAACGGGCCAGCGAGTGGGTGACACGCTCAGGATGGATGAGCGAGATATAAGGGAGGGTCATATCTGGGTAACGCAGTCAAAGACGAAAGCGAAACGTCGTATTGAGATCAGCGGACAGCTAGCAGTATTGGTTGACCGGATCATGACCAGGAAGGCAGGACACAAGGTACGATCGACAAAGCTGATTGTGACTGAGGACGGAACGCCAATGACGGCTAGTATGCTTCGCACTAGATTTGACGAAGCGCGTGAATCGGCTGGCGTCAATAAAGCGGCATTTCAACTTAGGGATTTACGAGCGAAGGCGGGAACTGACAAAGCCGAATTGAGTGGTGATATCCTACAGGCAAGGGACCAGCTAGGACATACAACGGTCGTCATGACCGAGGCCTACATCAGAGAGCGCAAGGGTAAGAAAATCACTCCTACCCGATAA